TTGCATCCTTTTCTTCAGGGGTAAGGCGCCCTCTATATTTGTAATATAAAAACCCTCCTATAATAAGTACAAAAATTAGAAATAATACCAAATTAAATATACTATTTGTAAATATCGTCTTTTTATCTTTACAAGTCTTTAATACTTCGTTCATAAAGTATTTAACACCTGGTTCTGTCAATATTGGTTTGTCCATTTACTGTATTTGAAATTGTTGTTGTTTTCGTATTAAATCTATTATTTTATAATAGTATTTTTATAAAATAAATTATACATAATACATATATACACATACGTAATTCTAAAAATAAAATGAGTACATCAAATACAAATTCAACAAATGACACAAAAATAACTCCAACAACTAACCCATTGAGTAATTTAACAAGTAATGCGCCCAATCCTTCTACATCAGTTTTTACATTTTTTCTTATTACACTCTTCTACTTTGTTGCTAAATACAAAACGCCCAACTCCATGGCCACTATGTTGACTATTATTTATATTATAGCAATTGTTTCTACTCAAATCTCTATAAATACCGCTTTAGCTAAATCTATATGTAATAATTCACAGTCTATGAATGTTGGACTTTTAGCCACCGTATTTCCTATGCTCTTTATTTTTGGTCTTTTACAACTTTTACTCACTATTTTCCCCGGCTGGATTGAACCATTCTCAAACACTTTCGGTTATGGTATGACTAAAATCGTCGGTCTACACGACCTTATGAAGCGTCTACTTGTATCGCCACAGTTTAGTGCCGCGCCTGAAAAGAAAATCATAAACGCCGTAAATAGTATATATAACGACCCATCCATTTTTATCAACCAGTTTAGCTACGCAAATCGTGAAGACTTTAACAGAACATGGGACAACAGTTTTGCAGGCGGTAAAGGTATATTCGTTAAAAGCGCAGGTCCTGCACCCTTACCTTACTCACCAGCAAATCCAAACCCAGGCCCAGGAACACACCTTTATCAAGAGTTTAGAAATATGGTGAAACTTAAAGATATTGTCGGTACATTTGTTTGGTACATGCTTGTCGGTGTCATCGTAACATCCAGAAGCTACAACTATATCATTAGCCAGCCTTGTTCTCTTAATGCAACAGTAGCACAAAAAGCTGTCAACAACTACATCAAGAAGACAGTTGCAGCACCTAAAACAATCGACAAACTAACACCTGATGGATTTGAATATAAACTAAATTAACTTATATTAGCGAAAGCTTCACTATTTCGTTTGTAATTATTTGTAACAGTTTAAACACAAATAATTACAATTACTACTTACTATTTATCTTCTACTTTTAACGCTTCTCCTAAATCTTCTACTCTTCTTTGATTTACCATATTTCTTTTTTCTATAAGACTTTTTGCCTTTTCGTTTGTTACTACGATGTTTTCTTGATTTAGAACCACCCGATGTAGCTAATTCGTCACGAAATTTATCTAATGGAATAGTTTCTATTATAGAACATGTGACTGTTTGTCCCTCCAAGTCTACACTTTGTACTATACATTCTCTATTATCGTCTAAACTATACGTTTTACCAACAGATTTTTCTAAATTTTTTTTTTCTGTAACACTGAGTTTATTCAAGTTATCATCATGATGCGGAGGGAGCTCATCAGCACCCGGAGGGAGAGAACTCATTATTTAAACTACTATTATATATTATAAAAATATAATAAAAATATAATAAAAAATAAAATTAAAATTAAAATTAAAATCAATCCACCGCCCTATATTCAAACAAATATGTCACAACAACATATACCAATATAGCCAAAATAATAGAAAACAACCAAATAGGAACAACGGTTTTGTTTTTATACCCAATACCGAAACGACGAAAGCTTAGGTCTTTATTATAAATAATAGAGGGTCGAAATGCATTGATAATACCGAATAAAATAAGGAACAAAAAAACAGCAATAATACTTAATGCCTCTCTTGATATATATTGGTTAAACATCCTAAATTATAAGTATATAATTATTATAGATATTTTCTATATAAAATCTTCAAGAGTATTCTTCAAGAGTATTCTTCAAGAGTGTAAAAGTATACAAAGCTCGTCGGTACCCCTAAGGGCGCTAAAAATCTAAAGCAATTTCTGGTTTGTTTTGTCTAAAAATACCTCGCGACTAATGTTGCGAATTATTTTTTTCTCACATTTCTCATCGTTCTCTATCGGCTCACAAACATTTCGCACCATAGTTAGGTACTCAATTTGTGTCGCTTCTGTATCAAACCAGTCTGGATTTTCGTCAACCCATGCGCTTATCATATTCCTCTCCTTATTCGCGATTTTCAGTATCGTATTTTTTATTTTGTCATGATTATCGTCTTTCTCCCACTTCTCACAATCCTTTATATACATCGTCTCCCGTTTCGTATCCGTACAATGTATCGGCCTCTTATACACATCCAACTGTCTAAGACCCCTTATCATCACATTCGTAATACCCTCCACCAATCCCTTATTTTTCGTATACATCAAATCATCCAATGTTATCTTAAGCGACTGAATAAAATCACTTATATTTAGAGCATCTTTGCACTTCTCATTCAAAAATATATTCAAATTAAAGTTGTTCGTATTATTAACTATATTATTTACAATATTCTTCTCCTTGGATAAGCTGACCAGTTGCTCCTGCAGTTTCCCATTTTGCTCGATAAGCTTCATTATCATTTCATTACTGACAACACCACCAGATGATACTAAATTTTCATCCGATGACGATGATACGTCTGCCTCTTTTGTGGCCTTACACGTCTTCTTATGAAAACATAAACTTGATGCGAACTTATATGAGCTACCGCACACACAATGAAACGATTTATCGTCTTGAACCTTTTGAACCTTTTTGTTAGTATTTGTTAGTAATTTGTGTTTCAGTGTCAAAAGATGACGGTCATATTGACTCTTCCTTACGCTAGTATAGTCACACGATGGACAAGAAAATTTGTCGGAACTTTTTGGAACTTTTTCGTTAGTAGACATTAGTATATAGTAGGTAGAGAAAAATGTCTAAACCCTTTTTTCAAAATATTTTAAAAAAGTTATGGTAACAAAATTTTCAACTTAAAAACGCGATTTAGAGCATTATGCTCTGAGCGATGAATGCATCGTTTTTTTCAAATCTCTACCCCCGATTTTGAAAAATGGACATTTATTTTTGTCCATTTTTCAAAAAGGGACCCCGAGAGTTGAAATTTTCATACATCATCGCTTTTTCTCATTCTTACTGACTTTTCTTTTTTTTATTATAAATACTTGGAAACTACACGACTACACATATTATAGCAGCGGCGCCATGCAGTGGTCGCTGCATAACGATGCGTTGTGTTTTAGATTTTTATGATTGTTACCATATATGGTTTGCTATGTTATGGGTGAATATTCATATTTGTTATGATAAAATATGAATATTATTGAAAATAAAGACTATGTAATATTATTATTTATAGTATAGACTGTTTATAGTTAAACCATTTATTTTGTAAATATGATACATTTTGTGCAACATCATCGTCAGATAAGGACGCACTGTAGTAAAGAATTTCACCGATATTGCTGTTACAACCTTCGCCTATATCTGACTTTCCAACATATAGTGGTTTATTACCCGGCGTAATAGACACAACCGGAATAAAAGTGCTGACAGATTTTGGTACCAATGTATCCGAATATACCCATAATTTCCTAGTAGTTCCAACGGTACGTCCAACAAAAATATAGTTTTTATTAGCCTCCACTAAAACCGTTTGAATACTTGAGTTGTCGTTATTTGACTGAAACTGTATATTAAAAGTACCGTCGTTCCAATTATTTCGTTCAAAGCTCCAGTCCATATCTCTATCCGCATGGTGCATAAAATTACCCCATGATGCAATTGTATTTTTATATGTGACAACCATAAACACTGTAATTTGACTGGCCAAATTAACAGATGCGCAAGTTAAGCCGAATCCAGGATTGAAATTAAAAGCAGGTGCTGAATTAATAGTTGTTAATGTGGGGCCTGTTACGTTTGCTATAAGGTTGTTCCCTTGTCCAGTCAAGTCATTCCACTGTGTAACATTGCCTCCACTAAGCGTGTAATTTGACGCTACACTCGCATCATACCGAGCCAATAAATAAGAGGTTGTGGATGTAGCTACATCACCATCAGGATTTATAACTTTGACAGATGATATTGTTCCGATAAATGTTTCCTTTGAATTATTTAACCACCCACCAGTAATAATAGGACCGTTTACCGACATAACATATACTTGTGTGTCACTCATTTGCGTGTTTACTGCAGTTTGACTTACGTTGGATGCTATGTTCGTAAGCACAACAGTTAAGGATGTAGGCGTTCGTGTTAATTTGAGATTATAATCAGTGTTGAGTGCAACCGATGCTGATAGTGTGTCCCATATAACATTAACATTATTCCAACTAAATTGGATACCATTTGAGGGTGAAACCCAAACACCCCACCCTATAGTATTGATCTGATTGTACATATCACCTATTATTGGTCGCAAAGTATTGTTACCGCCTGTAACATTAAAAACTATATCCATTTCCCATTTTGTCATTGCACCAAGTGTTGGGAATCCTGATAGAACTGCCATTGGAGGTGGACTGGAAACGGAATATAAATGTGTAGAAAAAATAGTAAGTGTAACCGATTGAGACAAACTATAATAAGGACCGGATGGATTTTGTGTTGCGGTGATTACACAAGTTCCGGGTCCTACAACCGTAATAGTAGGTCCATTCGGAACATTATTATTTATAGTTGCAACACTAAGATTATTACTTGAAACAGTGAATGAACCAAGACTACTAGATGTACTAGGTGTAGGTATTGTAAGGGTCCTAGTAATAGGTTGACCTTGGTATACATTTAAATCGGAAGGTAAACTAAACGGTTCTGTCCATGATGGGATTTGTGCAGTAACAACAAGTGTAACAGAAACAGATGAACCAGAATAACCATTAGAAATAGCTTGTGTTGCAGTGATTATAGTAGTTCCAGGTCCTACAACTGTAATACTAGATAGACCCTGACCAATGTTGCTTATAGTTGCAACATTAAGATTACTACTTGAAAAAGTAAATGCACCACTTATGTTATCTGAAGTAGGTGGTGTAAGTACCCAACTAACAGGTGGATATTGGTATACATTTATACCGGAAGGTAAAGTAAATGGTCCTAAGTTTGGTAGTATTAAGTTGTTGTAATATTGAATAGTTTTTCCATTTAGTATCGAAAATAAGTTCACATTAGTGTTGCCGTTAAATACAACACCACCTAAATTTAAAAATACATCGTCCGTTTTAGTAGAACTATTACTGCCAACATAACCAATAATCGCCCTATCTGAATTATAAGTTGAAGCAATAGTATAATTAATTGTTATAAACCCGGATTGTTCTATAATTAAATTAATGGCAAACGATTTTGCTGTGATAAAACTAGTATATCCTGTGAAATTAACCAATAACCTTGTATTATTTGAATCAAATTTATAAGAACAAGAACTAAAATGACTATATGAAAAAAAACGGAATGAATTAACAGGTAATTGATTATACGTACCGACATTGTAATTATTTTGTGGTTCAAAACATATTGTTCCTGAACTCGATAAATACATAACCGAATAAGGAGTACCGTTAAACGTAAAATTAGTATTAGGCATATTAATTGGCTGGTCTTCTAGATTATAACTATTTGAAAATAATGATGTCATACCTGAGTTAAAATTTAAATTATTAAAAGCACTATTAGTTACTTCGCAAAATCCGATTACCATTCCCGTAAAAGTATTTAATAAAGCATCTTGTGTTGCTCTAGAATAGTCACCAGAAGCAGCTTGTGTCGCTGTGACTACAACATTACCAGAACCAACAACATTAATACTGGGTGGTGGAGTAGTTATATTTGCAACAGCGGTATTAAGACTTGTATATGTAAATGTTCCTGAACTATTTGAACTAGGTGGAGTAAGCGCACGACTAATAGGTGTTTTGTTGAATTGTAAACCATACAATGAAGTAAACGGTCCAAAGATTGGATATAATCCTGTAACAACAAGTGTAGCGCTAACCGATGAACTATAAAATTCACCTGAAGTTGCTTGAATTGCTGTTATTGTACTAGTACCAACTCCTATAACATTAATACTAAATACACCATTGCTACTTGTTATAGTTGCTACAGCAAGATTACTGCTTGTATATGTAAATGCACCAGAACTATTTGTAGTAGGTGGAGTAAGTTCTCTAGTAATAATTTGATTCTTGTATAGATTTATACCAGACGGTAAAATAAACGGTCCAAGGTTTGCTAGAATGACTGGTATATACAAAATAGTTTTTCCATTTAGTAACGAAAATAAGTTCACAGAAGTGGTGCCGTTAAATGTAACACCATTTAAAGTTAAAAATATATCATCGGATGTAGTACTACTAATACCGCCTACATAACCAATAATGATTCGGTCTGAAGTATAAGTTGAAGCAAGAGTATAATTAGTTGTTATATTTCCTGATTGTTCTATAATTACTTTAATGGTAAATGAGTATAACTCGTTATAGTATTTAAACCCTGTTAATTTAATCAATAACTTTGTATTATTTGAATCAAATTTATAAGAACCAGTACTCATGTGGTCATATCCAAAAAAACGGAATGAATTAACAGGTATTTGATTACTCGTACCATAATTGTATTCATTTTGTCTTGTTCCAAAATATAATGCTCCTTCACTTGACAAATATACAACTGAATAAGGAATAGCGTTAAACTTAAAACTATTATTAGGCATATTAATTGGAACATTTGTAGAATCAACCAGTGAAAATAATTGTGTCATACCTGAGTCAAAATTCAAATTTGTAAAAGCACTATCAGTTACTTGAGAAAATCCTTTTTCTTGAAGTATTATACTAACAGTCACATTACCAGTTGCAGGCCTACTAGTATAACCTCCATAAGCAGCTTGCAAGGCTGTTATGGTCGCCGTTCCTTGACCAACAATAGTAACAAGACCAGTTGCATTAACAGTAGCAACTGATTGATTGTTACTTGTATATGTAAATGCTCCTAAACTATTGGAGATAGGATATGAAGGCATAAAAGCAGCATCTCCGACATTTTTATTTGGAATAGTAAAAGTACTACTATTATTATTGCTAAAAGTAGGAGCAATAGGAATTATTACAAAACTAGCAGTAATCGGTGTGCTACTAGCATAACCACCAGCAGCGGCTTGTATTGCTGTTATAGTAGTAGAGCCTGCAGCAAGCATTGTTACGACATTACCTGATATAGATACTACACCATTATTATTAGGAACAGAGTATGAAAATGTTCCAGGGCTGTTGCTATTCGATGATGGTTGTGGTAATGTAAAAGTTCCATTAGAAACGAAATCACGAGTAAACGGTCCAAAGTTGCTTAATGTTATAGGCGTGGCAACAAAATCATTTACTAAAGCAGGGGTAGAAACCGCTACGGAATTTACATCCATATAACCAGTATATTCAACAGAAAGCGTATTAGAACATTGTAAACCAGGTGTAGTATACCGACCAAGAATCGCTTGATTCGTAATTGGTAGACTATTTTGACCTAACTTTAAAGAAGCTAAAGTAGCAGGGTCATTAAATGTTTGCGAAACGGTTGCTGGTGTACCCGCGGATGTAACATTTAATGTAACAGCTGTAATAATCTGAGAAACTGGCGAAGTAGACGAAGCCATATTATAAATATTATAAATATTTATTTTTAAAATATTATAAATATTTATTTTTAAAATATTATAAATATTTATTACTAAAAATAGTAAATATTTAAACGCACATAAAACAATAAAAATCTAAATATATAAACTAAGATAATCTAATCTAATCTAATCTAATCATCGCCTTCGCCCGACTCACGTGGATTAAATTCTCCATCATCTTGACCCCCATACTCATCGTCATCACCCTGTAAATTAAAATCGTCAGCAAGTTCTGCATCAATAAGTGCATCCTGGTGTTGTTTTTCTACCTCCTCGTAGGCATATATGTCACGCATACGTTCCGTAACTTTATCCCTCTTATGTTCAGTCTTTTCATGTTTCGCCTTTTCCTCGCCACGCTGAAACTCCCTCTCCATCTGCAAACGCTCTTCTTCATAGGTCTCCGGAACATAAAATCGTAATCCTTTTGTCCCCCCGACATTCCAGTCACCTAAACGAAGATTCTTGAGTAAGTTTTCAATCTCACGTTCGCCTACCTGCATATCACGAAACTCCCTAGTAATTATATCCTTCTCTTTATCCTTCGACTGTGTAATATCCTCCTTTACACTCTTCTTATTTACATTTATCGCCGATTTATCCGTCATTATGATTTTAAAAAACACAAGAAGCAAGTTTGCTACCATATTCTTTAATTCTGTATTCTCTTGTGTAACCATCGATACCTCCCGTACAACACCATTCTGTTGATCCTGCGCCTCCAATACAGATACTAAGTCAGACAAATCTTCTTCGGGTAATTGCGCCTCCTCTGTTACCACAATAACTGTCTTCGACAGTTTCACATATTTTAAAACCACATTCAGAAAATAATGTGTAAATAAACGCCTCACTAAATCATCATTAAATATCGAATATTGCCCACCAATCTCTGGCTCATCGCGTTTCCTATATTGTCTTGCAGCAGAACCTTCTCCCTCTTCTCTCCTACGCGGTTTATCCTGTTTATCCCGCTTCGATGACGCCGCCGATGCCGTACCAAATAAACCGGATAATAAACCCTGCTGTTCTCCTTCCATCGCCAGTTCTTCCTCGAATTCCTCTACCTCCATCTCCATACCTTCACCTTCCATTGGCTTAGCAGCAGACGCCCCGGACCTCAATACTCTCGCAAATAATGGCGTGTTTAATGCAAGTTGAAACCATTCATTTGTCTCCTTCATAACACCCCTAATAACATTTGACAATACACTATTATCTTTATCCTTCACAAACTTGTCTATTTCGGTATAATATTTCTTAACTATCGTTTGAATATCCGTTATATGCTGCTTAGATAATCCCCAATGTTTCGGTATAGATATTTTCTGATTATTTACACTATTCATTATAATATTAGGAAAAACAGATATTAAATTTCGCATTTCATTGACAACAAACTGCATGCCTTTATATGTAGTAGTGTCTCGTTTAGGACACAAAATAGTATCTCCAATAAGTTTGAAGTTCGTTATATTCAATAAAAATGACTTGTATAATGACGTTGTTTTCTTATCTAATTTTTTATATTGAGTAATAAACTCCATAATATTATCAACCATCTCTATGTTCTTCTCTGATAAATAATTCTTCATATCTCGCAACTCTTGCGTATCCTCGCTAATCTGAATATCAAACGTGTCCAATAATTCGGTCAACTTTGTCAACAATGTGTCAGGAACTTCTGGTGTTTGTCTTTCTTGGTAAGACCGAATTAAGTCACGCATTCTCTGGATATACGACACTTCTGTCGGATTAAAATCAAATGGTATAATATGTTCGCGATTTACAATCTGCAATAAAGCCTGTAATGCTTCAGGTGTATAAGTATACTCACCAGTACTCTTCAATTTATCTATTTTGGCGCGAATAGATTCTTCCAATGGATTATAAATATCAGTCGATGGTTTATTATGACACAGATGCTGGATAGACTCTGGGATTGGAACTTGGTTATTAAACTTACAATACATAATAAACGCCATATATATAGTTTCCTCACCAAATCCTTCAGGTATTTCTGGATACTTAGTTCTCGTATTTTTCGGGTCAAAAAAAGATGAAGACTTCTGGGTATTAACAATATCGTCAACAATATCTCTCAAAAGCGCGACTTGCTTATTATAGTCAACAATAATACGCTCATGTTCTACGAAATATTTTATAGTATTTACAGAACCTTCGGAATTACAACAAGCATTCTCAACAATCGGCTCATTTGCACCATTTGTGAGTATAAGCTTTTCACTATCAACAACTTTCTGTACCATAACTTGAATCGCCAACGAGTAAAAAATAATCTTCGAACGAATTACTGCTATTTTTTCAAACTGATTTTTAGAACCCTTTTTAATATCTTCGAGTAAGTCGCTTTTAAAATTTGGACCAATAGGGGAAGGAGATGACATTTTCAGTTTTGAAAGAGGCGGTAGAAAGTTAATCCACTTTTTAATATCATGCTCAGCGGGTAACTCCTCGGCTGCATGTATTCTATTGTATTCACGTTTTTCCAAAATTTTTGTTTCTATTGTAGGAATTTTTATAATGATTTTATCAATATATGCTTTTATTTTCAAGATAATATCTTCATCTTTTTTCCCCTTTATTGTATTCCATGGCTCAATACTCGATTTTATCTTCACAGCAATACAAGCGATATATTTTATCGAAGAGTTATCGCCATCACCGTCTATAGGGTACCCGATAAATGAACGAACACAGCCTGGAAATGTTTTGCGTGTTTTTATGGAAGGAACATTCACTTGAATGACGACAACCATAAATGAAAGAGTAAGCAACAAAATAGTATTCATTTTGAAATCTTTATAAGTTTGTTTACTTGATACCGATGACGAGGCAGACATTTTTTTCTTATTAAAATCATCTTCGGACGGAATTTTAGACATTAAAATATTCATAACTTGTTCTATAATAAACGTCCGCTGTGTTTCTAAATCAATTCCCATATATTGTGTCATGGTTGTTATAATACCGCTTATCATTTGCATGTCGGGGTTTTTATATGTAGGCAATTTTTTATCCTTTAAGCTCTGAATTAAACTCTCGCCCAACGTTTTCTCCATAATTTCACGAGTCTGTAGTTTAAAACCAGCAGCATCATACCCTTCTTCGGTATCCAAGTCTATATTTTTTATAACATAACCACTATACTTATCGGTCCATGCATCACCGTCCTCACTAATTGAACCGCGCTCTTTACATATCGTATCAATCGTTGTCTGAATATCACCCTGATTCAAAAAAACAGTCGCAATCGTCTCGAAAAAAGACGGCACCAACTTGGTGTTTGTGTCCTTACAATATAACCAATAAGGGCTTTCAATTTCAATACTAAGGGTCATGGAAGTGCTTTCTTCAACGGCTGGTCTAGTAAACTTCTGAATAAAACGCATAATATTTCTTTGGCGTTTTACATAGTCGGTTTGTCCCAAAATGAGGTCAAAGATGCGAGCATATGGAGACATCCTTTCTCTTATAGTGGGGTCAATGTCGATATCAAGACCGGATAAATATTGCGCATTATTGTATTTATATATGTTATATTTTTTAATACTTTGTAGCTTATCGATGGTATCAATCGAGTAGTTATATTTACGATATACGCTATCCAAAATTTGTTTACGACTTTGGTGAAAATTTGAATCGAATTCGTCGTACATTTGTTTAATAACTTCATCTTTCATAGTATCCTCTGCTAGCTCTGGTGTCATACATTTTTTATTAAGCGCGAAACAATCACTTTTAACGTTGCAAAAATATGCGGTGTCATACATGCTTACTGTAGGAGGTATCGTGTCATCTTTCACCCATTTACGACCTGAACGAATATAATACTCAAATCTGTCTCCTTCTTCGTCAGTTACTTCTAGAACGGCATATTGACCATCCTGCACTTTTCTTTGTCCACGAACCATGTCCTGGATTTCAGACTTTGCATCTTTAAGGGGAAGTTTAGTTTTTTTCATATAACGGGAAACTAGAAATGTTTCGAAATCTTCCGGAGAATACTGTTCTCTATCTTTTTCATGTTTCTTCAAAAACGGATAGTCAGTAAAGTCGTATAATTTGTCATAAAATATCTCCTCACCTTGATCCTCTTCGATTTCATCCTTGTCTATATATTTTTTAGTAAGAACGAAATTTTTACACTTATTTGCTCCTTGTTTCGACTCCATTTCTTGGTCAAATTTATCCTTTTCTTGTGCATATAGTTGGTCAAAGTCAAATGGTGTTATTAAATCCTCATTTATAATAGAAAGAGTATTCATATATAGTCGAGCATTATCAATGCAAATAAGACGATATAAAATTTCCGTGTTAGAAAATGAAAGAGGTGGAAATATTGAGCCTGCATCAGCGGCACCAGCACCAGCAGCACCAGCCGATTTCTTTTTAGTAGTATAGGAATGACGTGTATGGGTGGTCTGTAGTTTATCGCTTTGTAAACCGCCACTTGCTCCTACAGCATCGCTACCCGGTATATTAGCCTGTTTATCGCGAGTGTTCATATAGTTTTCAGCAGACAGACCATATATATCGAGAATGTCTGTATCAAAGTTAACCTGCCTTGAATCTTTCAGAAGACTATATAAAGCAGATGAACCGGCATATTTCGCAGCATATTTTGCGGTGGATAATTGAGCATACTCTTTTGCCGACTGTACTACCTTTTTTCTATATTCAGAAACGCGTTGTGCTATAATTGAAACTATAACTTCGTATTGTTTTAGGGTCAAATCGCTTACATAAACCATAAATGGTTGTAAAATAGCGACATAGTTACCGAGTGTAATTTCACCGGTTATATATTTATTCATTATGTCAAAAAGAAGAGTAGTATTTGGAATAAGCATTTCAACGAATTTTCTATATTTCTCTTCGCTGTCTATTTGCTCGTCCGAAAAAAATGACATAAACCCGGATGTAAACTGTATCATATCGTCTACATCATATTGGTCTTCTCTCTCTTTTTCCTCCAATGAAATGGCTTTACGAGTAATACTAGTATTTTTACGAAGGAGATTCCAGTAAGGAACAAAGTGTTTTCCCATGTTTGCGCGGCTCATGATGTTGGTATTGGGGAGCGAAATATTTGAAAACTGCATTACTGGCTCAGGAAGACTAATAAAAGATGTAATGTTTATAGAGTCGTTTGGTGTAAGTGGTAGGAGGTCAGTTGTATCAGCTACGCGTTTACCGAAACTTTTATTTTTTCTTACTTGAATTTGAGAAAGACCGAGGTTATATGTTTGGATTACAAACTGGTTTCGTTTCACTTTTTCTCCGGTGACGATGCTCGAATAAAAGTCGGTAAGATTATCTAAGATGGATGTTATATTTGTATGGACAAATTGTGTGAATCCGAATTCAGGGTCGGGGTTGGTATAAGGTGTAACATAGTCGTTCATTTTATTGATATATGTTACAAACGAGTCTTTATTTGTGAGATAGTCGTCAGTTAATGCGTTTTCACGTTCGATGCTTTCTTCAGTAGTAGTAACGGTAAAGTCTGTCGGATTTGACGAGTCGACATTATAAAATTTGCGAATATTTTTGGAAACGGGAATAATCCAGAATAATTTTTGATTCAAGGAAAGAAGCGTTTTTGCAAGAGGTTTGTAATCTTCTCTTCTACGCTTAACTAGTGTGGCGTTTCCATTTGTATCAAAATTAGAAAATTCTTCACGCAACTGTCTAAATCGTTCAATAATAGAATGAATATTATTTAATACAGATTTTGTCCTTTCGATATTTGGGAACTCGGATATTAATTCATTTAATAAGTCGGTTGTTTGTTTTTCAATACTGTATCGTTTTTGTTCTTCGGGAAGTTCGACGACTTGTACAATTGATTCTAGTTCATCTCCGAATTGTATGGAGTCGGCATCGAGAAGAATCTCTTTAAGTGCAGTTTTAACTTCTTCAACAGGAATCTGGGGGCTAATTGATGGAAGATTTGGTTGTTTGCTTACGGAGATAGGGGCGACGCCTATTTCTTCTTCTTGGGATATACCTGGAGAGGCGGCTGATACAGTGGCCGAGGAAGAAGCAGCGGATACACGAGGTGAATCACTGGGAGGGCTGCGAATACGTATTTTATCGATGGGTATATTTTCGGGGATACCTTTGTAGCCGAAGTCGATATAAAAGATTTGTTCACCAGGGTATGTTTTTACTTCAATCATATCTTCTTCTAAATCGGTTATATGGCCAGTAATAATGGTGGGCACTTCTCCACCAAAAATAATATCAACCCATGTACCAGGGATAAGATTATTTTGGCGAGCATAACCGGGGAATTCGGGTGAATTCAAAATAATAATAGATGTAATAGATTCATCGCTAAATCCACCCTTTGAACTCATAGTAAGTATTAGTCGCGTGGCTGTTGCTGCATTAATTAACTTAATTTTTGTTTCATCTATGTATTCAATAAGGTATATTTGGTCGTTGATGGCGGAGTTTGTAGGGGCAATAAGTTGTATAATATCTCCTAGAGCGACTTCAATCGATGATGGGGATGATGGGGATGAAGGAGATAAAGGATTTGGTAATTTTGGGGAATTTTCTGACATTTTATTTATAATTATAGTTATACTTATACCTTATATTTATAACAGAAATTTTTATTAATGATTAAATGTGAATAATATTTAATATTTTATATAGTAGAATTAATATTATCGAATTAATAATTTACACATCTAAACATAAATTAATAATAAAAGATATATAAAGAGATTGTTATAAAGTATAATATCATACACCCATATACATTTTTAACCAGCTAGAATCCAATGTTTTCACTAAAAAAGAACGAGGGTTTTGTCGATATCTTGCGAATGATTGGCGAGCAAAATATACAAAAAGTGAATCATTTTGACGAGATTGAAAAAACCCTTAATAGTCTTAAATTAACAATGAAAAACTGGAAGACAGATACTGGTATGTATTCAATTATAAAATATGATAAGCAAGCATTTGGGCTTGTACAGGAAGATTATGAGACGATTGGATTATTGCGTTCTGTGGTAGTAGATGATACTGGGCGTATTGTTGCATATTCACCGCCGAAGTGTTTATCTATTACAGAGCAGCGAGAGAAGTCATTTAATGATAATAATATAATGACAGCGCCGTGTGACTCAACAACGAACGAGTGGTGCGCGGAGGAATTCGTAGAGGGTACAATGATTAATATGTTTTATTCAAAAACGGCAGCAGGCGAAGCATGGGAGATTGCGACGAAGAGCACAGTAGGTGGTAATGTTGTTTTTTACGCACCGAAGAATCCGAAAGATACGGTTGAGATACGCGATAAGGATACATTTAGGAATATGTTTTTCGAAACATGTGCGAAGCTTGGGTTTAAATATGATGAGCTTCCGAAAGAGTTCATGTATTCTTTTGTTTTGCAGCATCCTAAAAATCGTATTGTGTTGCCTATAAATGATGCGGCTATATATATTATTGGTGTATATAGTATCAATAACGACACACTCGATATTACGCAACTTAGTACGGCTGGATTTGTAGAGAAATATGGTTGTGGTGTTATCTTGAAACCGAAACAGTTATTTGCGGATAACTATAGCGTGGAAGGGTTCAAGAGTGAGTATGCGTCGATGAATGCGTCGTATAATACTATGGGTGTTGTTTTTTGTAATATGGTGACGGGTGATAGGATGAAGATTCGTAATCCTACATATGAGATGGTGAAGAATTTGAAAGGAGGGGAGCAGAAGTTGCAGCTGCAGTATTTGACACTGCGACATGGTGGGAGAGTGGCGGAGTATTTGAAAACATATCCGGAGTATAAGGCAGACTTTGCGGTATTTAGGAGTCAATTGCATGGTTTTACGAGGAGTTTGCATCAAAATTATTTGGATTGTTTTGTATTTAAGAAGCGAGCATTTAGCGAGTTTCCACAACAGTATAAGAAGTTTATGAGCGGGTTGCATAAGAAGTATTTGGAAGAGTTGCGCGAGATTAAGGGGTCAGTAACATTTAGTTATGTTGTTGAGTTTGTGAATACACAGAATCCGATGTTTTTGATGTACTCGTTGAATTATGTAGTTAGAGAACATAAAAATACGATTGAGAGGATGGATGAGGCGCCGATTTCTCCGATTACACCAGTTACTTCCGTTGAATGTTGAATTGTAAACGGTGGGAGGGCTGGAGACATAAACATCTAAGGGTTTTGATTTTAACATTATAATGTGTGGACATGACATTTATAATGTTAAAAAATTGATATGATAAATGGTGTATAATATAAATGCAGAATTCCAAAGCAAACGGTCAAACGAACAATCAAAAGTCAAACAAAATGGTAAAGACAAGAAATCAGAATCAGAAAGCCCAGCAATCTCAACAAAGCAAGAGCGAAGGAATGAGAACAAGGTCGGGATTGAAGTTGGAGAAAGTTGAACTTCCAGCAATTAAGATTTCAAAGGAGATGAAACGCCGCGCAAATGTGAAGAAGGAGATTGCGAAGAAGTCGTGGAAAAAACAGACGGATAAGACAGACATGAAGTGCAATAGGTTTGAAAGACTAGAGAGACTAGAGCGAGATTTTTTGAAACATGTGTATCATAATGCGGGGGAAATGACGGCAATATGGAAGAATTTTGAGATGGTGTTTCGCGATATTGACAAACTGCGTTTGTTTCAAAAACAGGTAGAGGGGAGGCAAATAATTTTAATGTAAATTAGTTATAGTTATAGTTGGTAGATTGAATTTTATATTTTTTAATGCGTCGAGTTAAATTCACATGATATATAATCTATGTCTAAATATTTACTAGTCCCATTAGTAGTACAATACACAAATCCACCCATATATAATATATTAGTAGTAGGACTAACACTTCCCGAATATGAATATATTGGTGAAGGGGTTGTTAAATTTTGTATTGTAGTTGTATATCCTAAATTTCCTGTTCTAACAAGTGTAATTTTAAACCATTCATTTGCTCCTTGTGCTAATCCGGTTGCCGTTCCACCGCTTGCCGGTTTGCCATTTTCTCTAAAATTCCAAACACCAGTTGGAGACTGATTTGTGCTATATTGCCATGCAAGTTGATTAGGAGGTGCTCCATCACTAAAATTACTACTAAATCCACAATATATTGTAGTAAACCCCGTGGATCCTGCTGGCCATGGTCTAAATATCATCGTAAAACCAAGTCCATTTTCAAGAAGATTACTAAAAATGGTAGGAGAACCTGATTGCCATCCAGCGGACGTATTTGCTGCAGAATTTAATATTCTGGTTATACCATTATATCCATCATTTGCTGTTAATACCGATTGAGGCGAACTAGCTGCGTGAGTTCCAACGGAATTCATCCCAAATGGTCCATTATTACCAGCACCACAACTCCACATATCATCAAACTGAAAATTACCAGTTGTTACAGTAGGAGTACTCCATGATGGTGCTGATGTTCCACCATTAGAAATTAAAAATTGACCAGTTGTGCCGTTTGCTAAAAGAGCAGTAGTACTTGTTGCTGATTGATATGGTATTTGTCCACCTAATCCTCCAGATAAATTTGTAGCTGCTCCGCTTAATGTTCCAACAGTTAAAGCATTTGTCGCATTATTATAACTCATTCCACCTTGACATGTCCATGCGCCGCTGCTATTGATAGTAAGACGGTCGGTGTCTCCTGTTCCGATTATCATACTACCATCTGATTCAATTATAATTTTTTGACCATTGTTGCCTGTAATATCTGAAAGTCTTATACCCCATGAAGAAGTATTTCGTGGTGGACCATTATTTATACTCATTATATAATATTGTTAAATATTATTATCTATATTCAATTACATATTTGCATATTTTAAAGAACATATACTACAATATCATTATAACTAAAATAGCCTCCGTTAGGATTGGGACTAGAAACTTTATATTGTAAAGTAAAGGTATTCGACCCAGCAGTCAGTCCAGTTAATTTAAAAGTCCGATTTGCTGAAAATTGTATAGTGCTACTTCCAGAATACCTACCTTGAATTGACCTTGTGTCGCTTGCTGCTAAAGTTGTAGCACCACTAACACTAAAACTCATAAATGTCTGGTCTATACCACTGGGACCAAATGGATTACCCATAAGTGAAGATATAGATACAATAACAGAAGTCCCAGTAGTTATAGTTAAACTACCTCCTAATGCTACATAAGTTGTCGAAGTAGTGGTTAATGGACCATTATTTGTACCGCCATCTGCCTTTACATTACTCACCGATGGTGTAGCCCAAGTAGGAGCAAGAGTAGTTCCCGCCGATGTAAGGACTTGACCAGCTGTTCCATTTGCTAAAAGAGCAGTAGTGCTTGCCGCCGACTGATATGGTATTTGTCCGCCAGCACCTCCAGCAATATTTGTAGCCGATGTAGCATTTCCACTCAACGCACCACTAAATGTCGTGGCTGTTAAAGTATTTGAAGTATTGTTATAAGTCAATCCGGTCGTATCAACATATACAACTTGGCTTGCTCCGCTTGCTTTAACATAGGTTGGGTATGTAATTGCGGTTCCAGTTGTTTCATTAGTTATATTAATAGAAGTCGAATTTGGATTTGAAGCACCTGTTGGTCCTGTAACACCTGTATATCCGGTATAACCTGTATAACCTGTGTATCCTGTGTAGCCGGTTGCCCCTGTTGAGCCAGTTGCTCCGGTTGCTCCTGTAACACCCGTATAACCGGTATAACCAGTATAACCAGTGTAACCAGTGTAACCAGTGTATCCCGTGTAACCAGTATAGCCAGTATATCCTGTGTAACCCGTATATCCCGTATATCCTGTATAACCAGTTGCTCCTGTAACACCCGTATAACCCGTATAACCCGTATAACCCGTATAACCTGTATAACCCGTATAACCAGTGTATCCCGTGTAACCAGTATAGCCAGTATATCCTGTGTAACCCGTATATCCCGTATATCCTGTATAACCAGTGTACCCCGTATAACCCGTGGGACCTGTATCACCAGTGTACCCCGTATAACCCGTGGGACCTGTATCACCAGTTGCTCCTGTAACACCCGTATAACCTGTATATCCTGTATATCCTGTGTACCCCGTATAACCTGTATAACCAGTTGCTCCTGTAACACCCGTATAACCCGTATAACCCGTATAACCCGTATAACCTGTATAACCCGTATAACCGGTATAACCCGTATACCCCGTGTAACCGGTATAGCCCGTATAACCCGTATACCCCGTGTAACCGGTATAACCAGTGTACCCCGTATAACCCGTGGGACCTGTATCACCAGTGTACCCCGTATAACCCGTGGGACCTGTATCACCAGTTGCTCCTGTATCACCAGTTGCTCCTGTATAGCCGGTATATCCCGTATAACCTGTGTGACCAGTGCTTCCATTACCTAAAGTTGATACAAAGTTTTCATCTCCGGTATATCTTATATGTCCAACAAATCCATTTGTTACTTTACTCATGTTAGTATAATTATATAATACAAAAATATAATTATATATTTTAAACAACTTAATTAAAATTAAATAGGGAAAGGTCTCTGATTTTTTTCTATTACAAGTGGTGTAGGCATAATAAGCGGTATTCTGTCAAAGAACGAACAATAAGGAAGTTCCTTCAGTTGCGGAACAACTGGTGCCTGAGGGTCTACAAGATTTGTTGAATTAATACCAAATAAAGCAGATTCAATATCTACAGAATTTTTTGAAAATGACTCTCGAGACATATGAGAAGGCATATATCCTACATCTGGAATTGCATCCGTATATGCACGACCATTCTGAGAATTTACATAACTTACATGATTAAATATGCCACTAAAATCACGTTGCTGATAACAATAGTCGCTTTTTGTGTTTTTATTTTGTGTAGAAGCCATTGTCTATAATATACTATATTATATAACATATATTTTATTTCGATAAATTTAATTCGATAAATTTAATTCGACTTATAGTTTAATTTAAATAAAACTAAATAATAAATTAATTTCTATTTACTTTTTATTTACTTTCTATTTACTTTTTATTTCCTGTATAAATAATTTTTTATTTTTAATAAATTCATCATATAATATCGTGTCATTTTTATCGTCGCGCAACAAATAAGTTAAACAAGCGTGAAATAAATCGAATGTATGAAATGAAAAAAGAAACTGTAAAATGACTTCATGATTTTTATTTTCGCCGTTAAAATGGTAATGCGATTCGACAATTTCAATAAAATCATTATTATCCCTTAATTTTTGATATATGTTATCAAGAGTTGCAACAATTACGTCAGAGTCATATTCTTTTAAACCGAAAGCATATAAGTACTCATGACGATATAATGTATCTTGGTCATCTTCGTCATCGTGTAATTTATATGTGCATAAAAATGTAGTGTTATACATACACATATAAATTTAAAGTAATATTATTTTTAATATGTTTTAACTTGATTTACTTGAATTACTTGATTTACGTTTACGTGGTGTGGGTGATTTGTGTGACGTGGGTGATTTGGGTGACTCGTGTATTGTGGGTAACTTGGGTGATTCGGGGGGCGTGGGTAATTTGGGTGGTACTTCTGAATGAGTCGAAGTTCTGTAATAATATTCAAGAATATCTCTGAGTTTCTGGGAGCCTGGAGTGTAGACACTACTACAACCAGGAGTGAGAATGAATGGTTTATTGTCTTCTTCTCTATAAATGATTTTCCAACCTCGAGGTAGAAAACCTGCGGGCACATCAACTTTGTTTGGAATAGGTCTAGGATTATAGACTGGAATGGGCATATGGGGTGGTTTGGGCTTATCAGAAGCGGATTGTTCAAAGTGGTTACGTATATTGGGTTCACCGGGGTTACCATAGTTGTTCGGTCGTGCCCCTCCTCGCTGTGTTTTCTTATGTTTTTTCCTATACATATTTCGTCTTATATGCGTCTTTGAATGTTTACTATAACGCTTACTGCGTCGTTTTCTCGACATATGTGTAACCATTTATATTTATATATTATATAAATAATATATTATATAAATAATACAATATAATATACAATACAATATACAATATAATATAAATACCTCGTTATACCTAAATAAAATATTTTAAGAACTACAAGATGTATACTTTGTTTCACGCTCAATTTCACGAGAAGGAACACCTCCGCGTATCCACCCATTTACAGCAACACCTTCAACCAAGTTTGCAGGATTTGTAATCGTAGCAGCAATAGATGGAATAAGAGGATACATTTCGTGGTTTACGAAACATACTTCTGAAGTAGGGTTAACGCTCTTCTTGTTGATATTATAGTCGCCCTGCCACAAACGCGACTCAACAAGGGGGTTCGACTCACCCCGACCAAGGAAAGGAACAGTCTTAAAAGGTCTCTCAAACAAACTAATACGGCAACGCGGATGAGTCATGATACTGCCGTTAAAAAGCTCGCTATTCGTGTCAACATTGCACCCACCGACACCAACTTGATGACTACCGGTGTAGTTTATACCGGGTTGAGCAGTAGCGAAATCGATAGGGCGCTTCATGTTACATTCAGCGGAAAAGAAATTATGTAACATATAGTTGCTTGAGTTAAGGTTTTGTATATTTCTCTGGTCCATTCCACAGTTATCATTGCCTATTCTGCATAAGTTGTCAAAAACATAATCTTTTACGATAGCCATACTTGTGTATTTATATGTATATATATATATATTTTTGAAAATATAATTTACTAAATATTATAATATAACAAAATTTAATTTAAATTTAATTTAAATTAAATATTTACTCTTATTATTTAATTTAAAGTGAGATGGAGGGAAGAAACCGAAGTTTCATTTAATTATATGTTCCTCCTAACCTTGGCTGCCATCTTCCGAGAGCAAATTCGTTGCCTTCTTTCGCTGATATCATGTCTCCAAAACAGAAGTTAGCAAACCCTTCCTGGTCATTGGGAATAGTTGTGTTTGGGTTTGTATAGAAATTTCTCATACTATCGTCAAAAGTATAACTATCGCCTAAATCACTAAATAATTTACGCTTAATATACTCTTTTTGTTTTGTCGATTCATCGGAAAACGTAGTATCGACAACGTAGTCTTTTGTACTATTGTTTATGTTCTTTTCTACTTCAGCATTGAAGGCGGGTGCTGCCTCGTTTCTGGTAGGATTATAACTTATTTCTGGTAAAAGAACATTCATCATGGGATTATTTTCTTTCGGATTAGTGTAGTCATCTTTTACTTCATTATATAATATGGCGTTAGTGAAACTTTCTTTTATTTTGGGAGGCAATTCTTTTACCTTTTCATCTGCTATGATTTTATTAGATTGTACGTGATATAAAATAGCAATTACAGCTAAAGTTATTATACCTACAAATATAATTCCAATATTCAGTGTAATCAAATATCCTAAAAGTGAAGCTATAATAACAAAACGGCTAATAGCATTTAATTTTTCCATGTTGCTCATATTTGGATTTGGCCATATTTCCGTTATCTGTTTTTTATCAAATAGAATAGTAGGTTCATTTAACCAAAATGGTGTTGCTGGTATTTTGTCCATTATATATATATTCTTAATTATTTTTTCTTATTTTTTATTCTTTAATCATTATTAGTATTATTAATAATAATTACACTATTTTTACTTTATACTTATAATACATTTATTTTGTGGTTATTTTTTATTTTTATTCTTCTTCTTCTTCTTTTGTGTTTCAACTACCTGTTCATAGCCTGTGTCTGCAGACTCACTTGTAGTCGTGTTTGTAGTCGAATTTGTACTTACAGTAGTATTCGCACCAGGTTTAGCAGTTCTAGGGGTTTGCTGAATTTGTTCACCCGACGATGCAGTATATACAGCAGTAGTAGGACGAACAATATTGTTTGAAGGAGTTGGAGTTGGAGTTGGAGTTGGAGTTGGAGTTGCTACTTTTTGTTGTGATTGTGGGGGAGGTTGCTGTTGCTTCTGTTGAAGCTTCGACTGCATACGCTCCTTCATTTTTGCATTTTTCATATTTTGTTGTAGGTGACTCTGTAAAGCACCCATATTTACCTTTCCACCTTTTCCTCCTAAACCAGCCATTCCCCCCAAACCGGACATTCCCATTTTGCTTAACATACTTGACAAGTCTCCCATACCAGGCATATTTTTCATATTACTGAGAAGGTCACTTGCTTCCTTCATAAGCTCACTCTCTTTGATATCTCCCTTTTTAAACTTATCATCTAGTTTTGCACCAACATTTTTCACCATATTCATTAGTTTTCCAGGATTTTTAAATAACTTTTGAAATACATTGCTCATATTTACATTTTCAGCATTTTCAATATCAATACCCAAGTCAAAGTCCTTGGCTGTTTCCTCTGCTATTTCTTTTGCTAGTGCTCCTATTTTACCATTAAGAAGTTTTGAAATATGTTCATGGATTGTTTCAGGGTTAGGCATTTCAGTTTGTTTTTTATTATCCGACGATGACGATGATGCACCACCACCTTCTTCTTTAGTACTGGAGTTAAATCCTGGAAACCCGGGAAACTTTGACATATCTATTCCCTCCATACCACCCGGTGAAAAGCTTTTAAACTGTTCAGCAAATTTCTCAAATTCTTTCATATCAATTCCATCCCCGAATTTCGTATTTTCTCCCGAAGCTCCTGCTTCTTCTGTCTTATCACCTGTATTATCGCCACTACCTCCATCTCCTCCCATAAAAAGATCCTGCATATTTTTGATTGTCTCATCCAACTTGTTCTTTAACTCATCCTCGTTGATAGCTTCAAACAGTTTCGCAGTATCTCCAAATGAATCTCTGTCGGAAATATTTGTAATAATTGAAAAAAGAATAAGCTGTAAATATTTCCAAATAGTATCACGCGTGTTACTTGAGATATCAGGAGTATTCCAGACTTCTCTAAAGTTAATTTCGGGTAAAAAGTTTACATTTACTGCTGCTGCGTCACCATTATCTTTTTTGAAAATTTCAGCATTTTTATACAAAATATCAAAAAAACGCGCAGGATATACGGTTTTAGAATAATCATATAATACCTTAACTCTAGTTTCGTCCAAGATTTCTTCGGCTACAATATTACCATCTGTTTTAACAGAAACTACGATAAAGTTGTCTTTAAGTTTATCATTATATTCTGGAAAAGTAGTAGTGAAATCGTTTATAAAATCCGTCATTACTTTTTTAAACTCATCGGGAACTACTTCTGGAATTTCACTAGGATTTACATAAGGATTTGATTGAGAATTTGTGCTGGAATTTACATTTGGATTATTACCACTTGAAGAAGAATTATTTTTTTTACCCATTTATATTGTTAATTTATAATTTAGTATTTAAATCAAACTAAACATAAATTATTTATTGTTTTAATATTTAATTTTATTTTAACTAAGACAATAAATTTTAAATTAAAATATAAATTAAAATATAAATTAAAATATAAATTAAAATATAAATTAAAATATAAATTAATAATATAAATGGATAAAGTAGGATTTATCATCTTAAGACACGTAACAAATGAATTAACAAACAATTATTGGATATTGTGTTATGACAATATTCGAAAATATTATCCTGAAAATTTAATAATGATTATAGACGATAATAGTAAAAGTGAATTTATAACAGATAAGAAATTATATAAGACTACAATTATAAATAGCAAATATCATAGAAGGGGTGAATTGCTCCCTTATTATTATTATTTGCAAAATAAGTTATTTGATACTGCGGTTATATTACACGACTCTGCTTTTATATATAAATATATTGATTTTTCAAGAATAGAAAAATATAAAATAATTTGGCATTTTGAACATAATTGGGACCAAATTGAAGATGAAACAAAAATGATAAAATTATTTAACGATAATGAACTTTTAGCCTTTTATGAAAATAAAAATTTATGGAAAGGATGTTTTGGAGGTATGTCTATTATTACACACGACTATTTAACATTTATTAATAGTAAATATGAAATTAGTAAATTATTAGATCATGTATTAACACGATTTAATCGAATGTCTTTTGAAAGAGTAATTGCATGTTTATTACAAAAAAATTTTAAAAATCAATCATTGTTTGGAAATATTTTTGAATATTGTAAAGATGGAACTAGGTTTCATGAAATAGAAAAATATAAAGATAAACTATCAATAGTAAAAGTTTGGACTGGAAGATAAAATTATTCGGTATATAATTTTGACAAAATACATAAATTTTTAACATACATGAGTGATTTTTCTTGATTTTCTTTACTCATATTTCTTACTGGTTCTCGGAGTTTATCTATATTATTAATAATATCATCTGACTGGTTTATATATATAAAATCTTTCTTGTAATCTTTTTCTATAAAAAAATTAATATTATCACTGTTAATCTCGGCTTCATACTGAGAACATACATATGTGTACCATATTTTTACAATAAGTGCAGGATTTACTTTTTTAATCATATTAAGCGCCATTTTTGCTTTTTTTATTGATGTATCTTCGCTGAATACCAGTTCTATCTCTGTTACAAAGTCAAAAAATTGTGTATTAAATGCACTTAATAGCAATGACTTATCTGAATTTTCTAGTGAACGCGAAGTCATATTTTACAAAGGTGTGTATTAGGATGTATATGATTATATAATATTATTCTATGGTTTTAAATATATTTAATTATAAATATTTAATTGTAAATATTTAATTGTAAATATTTATAATTTAGTTATTCGAAATGTAAATATTATTAACTAAATCTCACATTTTTTTGTTGTTGCCTTTGTTGTTCTTGTTGTTGTGAAATTTGCGGACCCATTGCTTGTAGTTGTTGTTGAAGTTGTTGTTGTTGTGAAAACTGGGCTTGAAATTGTTGTTTTTGTTGCTGTTGTTGAATAAACTGTTGTTGTGACGGGTGTTCAACTGTTTTTGGCTGTTTTTCAGCATTAATTTGTATTTCAGTATTTCTCTGTTGTTGTAAATTTTCCAAAGAGACCGACCCTATCTTATCGGGTGCATAATCTTCTTTTGGAGCTTCTATTCGCATATTGCTATCAATAGTAGCATAGTTATATAATTGTCGCATTCCTCCATTACCTTTTGCCGATAAGTCATCACTTGTTTGGTCCCAAAAACTAAATGAATCAGAAGCCACGCCATAACCACCTATACAATCATTATTTAATGAAAAAGGAGATGGTTCACCGTTATTATTTGTTGCAGCCATATTTATTGCCGTTTCTCGGGGTTGTAAATTTCCTAAAATCTGGTCTCCATATAATACCTGGTGACCTTGTTTCATAAGAAGTAAAGCAGGTACACGATTTACTTGCGGAGGCATAATAATTTTTTCCCCATTTTGAAGAATGATATACCATGAACCTGTAGGGCCTTTAACTCTTTTATCAATACACAAAAAATGTAATTCTTCTTTAATGTTGCTTTTCGCTAATGTCTGAAGAATTTTTTTAGATTTTTCACAAAAGTTGCTATAATATAAAATACTACTCATAATATAATTTACCACGAGTATTTATCGTTTATTTTAACTTATTATTTAAGTTATTTATCTTATTTATCTTATTTATCTTATTTATCTTATTTATCTTATTTATCTTATTTATCTTATTTTTTATTATTTTTGAATGAAGTGATAGTTATTAATTTTCCTTAATTATATTAATGAAAAATTGATTTAATAAATTGTATAATAATAATATAATAAGAACAGCAAATATACAAAACAATGGAACCTCGTATTTCAAATCTCAGAGAAGAAAATGGTTTTCTAAAATTTACACTCTTGGATTGCAACATGAGTATTGCGAATGCCTTGAGAAGAATTATAGTCTCTGATATTCCTACATTTGTATTTAGAACTTATCCATATAGTGAGAATAAGGCCGAAATTACACACAATACAACCAGATTTCACAATGAAATTATTAAGCAGCGTCTCAGTTGCATTCCTATTCATATTGATGATATGGACTTTCCGTATAAAGACTATGTTGTCGAAGTTGATGTAAAAAATGACACAGATAGTATTTTATATGTTACCACGAAAGATTTCAAAATAAAAAATAGTAAGACAGAAGTGTATTCGGACGAGTCAGCAGTTAGAGCAATATTTCCTCCATCGAGTGTAACTGGTGACTATATTGAATTTGCTCGTCTTCAGCCTAAACTATCTGAAAATATTGACGGAGAACGTCTTACTCTTCGCTGTGGATTGGATATCGGAATGGCGTCACAAGATGGTGCATTTAATGTTATTAGCACATGTGCTTATGAGTGTACACCGGATGTAGCAAAGGCGAATGAAGTATGGGGCGAAAAAGAAGCGGCTATGAAAAAGAGTAACATGACAGAAACAGAAGTCGAATTTGAAAAGAAAAACTGGTTTCTTCTAGAGGCAAAACGTTACTATCAACCGAATAGTTATGACTTTATTATTGAAAGTGTTGGTGTTTTTGAGAATAGTGAAATCGTTATAAAAGCATGTAAAATTATGATTTCAAAATGTGAAAAGTTCTTATATGATTTGGAACATGGAAAGGTTAGTATCGTACCATCTGAAACAACTCTGAAAAATGGGTTTGATGTTACACTAGTAAATGAGGATTACACGCTAGGGAAGGTCATTGAATTTTATTTATACCAGCAAAATTTTATAGCCGATAAAACATTGTCATTTTGTGGTTTTAGAAAGTCGCATCCGCATGCAACAGACAGTATTATTCGTGTTGCATTCCACAATGAAATAGACCCTGTTGGAGTATCCGGGTACATACAAGGTGCTACTGATAATGCTATCACAGCATTTAAAAAACTAGTTGAACAGATGGGAGGTGACTTGAAAAAAACAGAAAGGGTACGGTTAGCTACAGGATTGTTTACCTCAAAAGCAAGTAGTAGAAATGAAAGCCCAAAGAGGACGTCGGGAGCTGCAGTAGCTGCAGAATCGGTTGCAGATGTATCACAGGGTGAACCAGGCGCAGCAGCAGCTTCACAAAAATCTAAAAAATCTAAAGCACCAAATATTAAAGTAGATTTATCTAAAGTTACACTTCCGTCGGCATTAAGTTTAAGTAAAAAGGAATCTAAGGGTGATGAACAAGAACCTGAAGAAGAAGAAGAATAGAACTGTAAAAATAGTTCATATAATATTAAAAATCATATATATTTATAATATTATATACAAGATATTGTTGTTAATGATAAACTAATTGGTTAATTTTTTTTTGAAAAATATATATTAAATATCACCAAATATCTTATTTAATCTAGGAAAAAATCCCAGTTCATTCAGTATTTTTTGTTTTTCTTTTTTTATTATGTCAATACGCTGAGACCACCAGTCTTCCTTTATAGCTTTTGTAATGATAGTAACACACTCATCAAAGTTATCCAGCGGTAACCTGACAAATGCTAGCGAGTCAATATGTTCTTCAAGATTGGGACACCCCCAATAAAAACAAAGACACTCGAATAAAATAGGCTCCCATATTTTCTCTGTTGCATAATTTTTTTCACTATTATTCTCGCATGAAAAACAGTATTTATATTTTACTAGTTCCATTTTATTATCAGTTTCACCTACATATGACTTTAACCCATGATAATTTTTACGACCATAAACGTGTATAATATCTATGCCTATATCTATATCTCCCCGCAAGTCAATATATTTCAAAAAATCAACTCTCTTCTTGTGTCCATCATCGCATATTTTATCACTTAATATACATATTATCTTATTTATCTTTTCATCCCCTGGAATTAGTTCAGGTGGCGATACTTGCCACTGTACGTTATTCAGGCTTTCCGTGTGTCGAAAAACTTTCATAAACTTATTTGAGTCAGGGATAGCCCACTCACCCCATGTTTTAACTCCCCAATTTTTAGTGTTATCGTATACCCACGGTTCCATTTGGAAAATAATCGTCTTTTTTGGGTCATAATCTCCAAGCGAATCAAATGTGGGCATATTTATAATAACATAGTAGTCAATATTATCAATGTCATTATCATAAACAAGCTCAATGGTATTATTTTTGCAAAACCCTCCACTATTATTCATTTTTAAAAATTCATTACACAAATCTTTCGAAGAACACCAGTTGCATAACATTTTTACTCGTTTTTTATTAACTAGTTTTGATTTATCTGAATTATCATTAATCTCACGCATCTGTTGCATCTCATATTTTTTAATCTCTCCTAATAATGCCTTCTCATACCGTTCTTTGAATTCGGGGTCGAGTTTTTCTATAACTTTAACTTTACAAGAATATTCTTTTTTTATATATATACCGTCACTGTCATTAAACCAGACCGACCTCGTAATATTTATAACATCACTCTTAAAAAACCCAAGTGTATTAAATGCAACACAATTTTTATCTTCTACGGCTCTTAAAACCATATCTTTAAGATTAATTTGTTTTTGGTACAGATCGTGACCTTTTTGGTCACCCATAGGAATATAAATAAAATTATCCTTTAAAAATGTCAAGTAGTAGTTTTCATATTTACTAAAGTTAATTGACTCAGTATATGACTGTATATCTGTGTCATAGTTGGTGTCATCTTCATGCCATAAAGAAATACATAAGTTTGGTTGAGTTTCGTAACGTTCGATAGTATTTACAATTTTTATAACATAATCAATACCGTGTTTTATTCCATGTTTATGGATATAGTCTATCATTTTTTTCGCACCTTTTTTGGTTATACTATATCCAAATGTTCCTCCAACATATAGTTCAGTAGTAAGAGGATACACAGATACTTGAGTTTCACTATTTATCAAACCATAGTCGTATTTATCTTTGTTAACTATACGATTGTTTTTATACATTGTATAACCATGGTATAAAATATCTTTATCTTTGAGTTGACTTTCCAGTTTTAAAATTTGTTCTTTGTATCCATCGCATAAAATAACATCATCTTCCATAATAATATAATATTCATTTGTTGTGTCCTTGAGTAACTCCATCCATAAACCATAGTGTGATAAAGCGCATCCGATAAATCCACATCTACTTCCAAAATCATTGTCTTCAAACATTTTATATAGTTCCATTGTATGCAATAATGACAATTCTTTACCATAGACAGCTTGGACAATTTCATAGTCTGTATTAGAAAACCCCGACTCTTCTAATTTTTCTACTATTACTTTTTTACGGTCTTCTCTATGTTTCAAATTTACTACTTTAATAACAGCAGATGTGTTAACTTTTATGGGAGGGCTGTACATTTTTCGAATATTTTCATTTGTTGTGATAGTATTCGTTAGAGTATTAAAGTCACAAGAGTCATAAGATACATGAGATGTATGAGATTCATGAGAATTGGATAAATTAAATTGCGAAGTGTTATTTAATTCATAAGAGTTCGGTTTTGTTTTATCGTGTCTGTCCGATGTCAACCTACCAATATGACGACAACAAATCATATTAAAAAAAGCACTTCTATATCCTGCATTATACCAGTTAGTAGCATAATCTAATTCAAAAAATTGATTTTCTGTATTATAATTACCCAGCGTTAAAATTATTTCAACATCTATCATAGATGGACGAAAACTATAATCTGGCCAGTAACAACAGTTTTGGAAAAAGAAATTATCAGTTTTATTATGATTATGAAGAACTATAGGTATTTCGGGAATACATTCACTACGAGATAATACTACATGCCCCTTTGTAGAAGTATTTTCTATTACTTCTGAATAATTTCTGTTGAATAAAACTTGACGGACATTTTTAGTATCCCGATATGTTTCAAGAACCTTTATAGAGTCTTCTACATAATTCCGTTTAGTATAAAATAAAAAGTCATCCTCCATGTGAATCCAATATTTTGGCTTGATTTCCTGTAATTTATTCCAAATAATATTCATACTTTCACGATGACCTTTTTCTGATTCAGATTTCATATAATATTTAATCCACGGAAAAGTAATCTGCATAAATTCCCTGTCCTTTTTAGAAGAATTATCATCTACGCAAAACCAGTAATCAATCTTTTCTCTATCTAACCAATGGTTCAAAATAGAACCCAATGTCTGTTTAAATAAATCGAGTCGCTTACAAGTAGTAAAAGAAATAAAAACATTAACATTTTTACTTTTATTATTAAAAAGTGATTTAACATTTTTAGGTAATTCGAATAATTTAGAGCGATTTTTCTCAAATAAAATATTCCAACAATTATGCATTTTCTGGTCTACATCGATACCATCATTTAATAATTTTTGTATATTTTCATTATATTCATAAAAAAACTCAATGGTATCTGTTTTATCATGTAATAGTTGGTCCTTATAAAAAGCAAGATTAATACAGGTTTTAATATATTTATCAATATTATCAACACATCTACTAATAATAATTTTTTTACAACATTGATAACCTAAGTCATATTTTCCACAGTAAAAACCGGCAATACTACAAGAATATTCTACATGGTTAAAGTAAAAAGGTTCAAATAAGAAAAGTTTATCAGATGACGGTGGTGACATGTGACCCAAGAATTGTTCACCCAAAGAACAACATAGTAAATACATTTCTTTCTTTAAAAAAATTTCACATGCTAGAGCAACGCCTTCAACGCGTTGATGGTCAAAAATAATAGACTTTGTCAAGTATCGAATAGCATTTTCAAAATCATTTTCTCGCATACATAAGTCTCCCAAAACAAAACAAGAATAATATTTTTCTTGAACCCATGTATTTATTTTATCGGCAACCAATTTATACCATTCAATTGCCTCTTTAACCATACCACAGTCTTTATAACTTTGTGCACAATAGAAAGCATAACGATTTGATAAACCTTTGTCTGGTTTTTCTAGTTCAATATAGTAAGCTTTTTTTAAAATTTCGGCATCCTTTCTATATTTATCCGGGTCTTTACTTCTACTCCCTTTACGACCTGAATTCACATAGTAGTCACCATCTAATACTATTCCTTCAATATTTTTAGATACACATGTCAAAAACTCATGTAGAACACCATTGAACCTCCATTCAAGATGATTATTTATTAATAAAGGGCGAACATATGTTACGTGATCTCCTCCAAATTTTAAGTTATACATTTCTTTATTAAATAAATGAGGTTCTGGAAGTTTAAAGTTTCCGTGTATACTATCGTCAGCATCAAAAATAAATAAGTAGTCTGTTTTCTTATTTGCATGTTGTAATGCTAAGGTACGATTATACCCAAAGTCTCGCCATTCATCTTGAAATAATTTACCATCTATTTTCTTAGACTCAAAATAATCTTTTATTACTTGTTGTGTACCATCTGTAGAACCCGTATCAGAAATAACCCAGTAAGTTAAAGGAATATATTTTAAAATATTATCGAAAGTCTCTGTAATAATATGTGCTTCATTTTTTACAATCATATTTAAACATATTGTTTTTTTTGATGATATACCCCTTATCGTTTTACTTTCTGGCTTATTGTTCATATTTGTAATATCTCCACAAATAAGTATTTAGGAATCATAAGATAAATATATTTATATTTATTTTTACATTAATAAATAATATTAGTATTATAGAAATAAATATAATAATATAATATAATTACATTATAATAAATGTCATTTACTCGTTTTAATGATGACCCGTGTAGAATAATGAAACAACAGCAAGAGTCTACAGACCAAGGAAAATGGAGACTTAATGTTCCCGGTAATGGAGACAAGCCATGTTTCATGGTAGACCCATCAATAAGGTTACAAAAGTGGGGAGCAAATTTGATGACAAATACAATAAATCTTGAAAGTTCTCTTTTTGGTCTTGATAGAAATTTAACAAGAGACTGTAATCCTCAAAATAACTATAAAGATGTAAATATACCTACGTCACCAATTGAATACCCTGTATGTTCTCCTTTTACAGACCAGTCGAGAGTTACAAATCCAGCATGGTGGTATAGAGATTTAGAACAACCAAATTGGGACTACCTTCCTTTGAATCCGCAAGAGAATACATGTATGTCATTTCAAAATAATCTTAGTACTAGAATTTTAGAAAAAGATAATTATGTTACAAAAATTCCTTGTTTTACTTATAACATGATAGATAATACACAAAATTTGTTTACAAAGTAAAGATATATAAAAAATTAAAAAGGTAAAGGTAAAAACTATATATGTAATATTTAAGAGTTAATAGAGACTAAAAAATATATTACATATATATAAACATATAATATAATGGAAGTTGTTATCCCAATATTGGCGGCTACAGGATTATTTCTGGCGGCAAATAAAAAAAATGAAAATAATATTGATGATACAAGAGCAAAAATGTTTAAAAAAGAAGCATTTACAAATATGGGCGCTGGTAGAGTAAATCCGCAAAATTATCTACCAAATACTCAAATACCAAATACAAACTATCCAACAATAAATACTTCTGCAAAAGGAAATATAAATAAGTTTAATGGTGGTTCAGCAGTAACCGATAAATACTTTAATGCAACTGTTGATAAGAGAGTATTACAGCATGATGACCAATTCGGTAACCCATATTATAATAACAATGATAAGAATGGTGCGAAAGATGATAATGTAATTTCATTAACTGGAAAACAAATAAATGTATCTAACTTTGAGCATAATAATATGGTCCCATTTTTTGGCGCAAAAATAAGAGGGCGTACAACAGATGCTGATACTCATGAGTCTATTTTAGATAGCTATAGTGGTACAGGTAGTCAAAAAATATGTAAAGAAGAACGTGCACCTCTTTTTGCGCCTCAGGCGAATATCCAATATCCGAACGGAATGCCTAATTTTACAACATTTTTTCAGTCACGTCAAAACCCCGGAACACAAATGGCGAATGTAAAACCATGGGAAGAAGTACACGTTGCACCTGGTTTAAATCAGGGTTTTACATCTTGTGGAAGCAATGGTTACAATTCGGGTATGGAAGCTCGCGATTTATGGGTAGACAGGAATGTAGACGAATTGAGAACTACTAATAATCCCAAACTTACATATAGTTTAGAGAATCACGAGGGTCCTTCTTATGAATGGAATGTTCAACAGCCTCCCAATGCTAAAACATACGGACATGTTGAAAAATTCTTGCCGGATAAATTCTATTTAAATACACCGGATAGATGGTTTACTACAACTGGTTTAGAGAAAGCACAATCGGGACGACCCGAGGAGTTATTAAAAGACCAGAATCGTGTATGTACTACTACCGAATACTTTGGAACCGACTCCAATCCAAATGGAACATCGCAATATGCTCCGGAAAATTACGAACCTTCTAAAAAAGCAGTAATAGAAGGAAACCCGATTATAAATGCAAATGGTGTAGGAAAATATGAACCGACCCAGTTTGATTATGGTCGTAGTATAACAAGACTTCATTCTACAAACCGTTCAAATACGAAATCAACTCCATTTTTGGGAACAGCTATTAATGGAGCACTTAAATCATTTGTTGCACCTTTATTAGAAGTAGTTCGTCCTTCTAGAAAGGAAAATATTGTAGGAGCTGTCCGACCTTATGGTAATGTTCAGAATCGTGTTTCTGCTGGTGTTGCTTATAACCCTGCCGATAGAACACCTACTACTATTAAAGAAACAACTGAAAGTCTGCTCGATTTTAACCATTTGAATGTTACACCTCTAACAGATGGAACCGGTTATTTAGTTACTGAGCAACAAGAAGTATATACACAACGTGAGACAACTGAGCCGGAATACTTTGGTTCTGGTGGTGGTGCAACTAATGAGGGATATCGTTCTACAATGGCTGCAAGAAACCAGCATAATAATATAAATAAAGTAAGTAAAGAATATACCCCTTCCGGAAATATGGCGATGTTTAACCATACTGAAAATATAAATATTAAAAGACCTGATAAAAATAATGTTCAATGCCCTTGGAATGCTGGTGCAAGCGCTGGTTCAGGTTTAGGAGGAATGCCTCCATCAGCAAACCAGTTTGGTAAATTAAGTAAAATGCCACAGTATTATCAAGAATCTATTTATTGCGAAAGAATTCAACCCGATATTTTAGATGCATTTAAACGTAACCCATATACACAGAGCTTACACAGTTATGCGGCTCCATAAGTATATAAGTTATGATTTTTATTTTTTAATATATAATAAAAATAAATTATATATTTTAGAGGAATAGTTAATTATATTTTAGTATAATATAATTAACATAAAATAAATATTAAAAATAAATATTTAATATATTATATACAAAGATGTTGAGAACAGTTAGCTTACTTGCTATTTTACCAGCACTTACATTTGCCTTTTTTATTCCCTTTCCTATATCTGTTCCTGTTCCTGTTTCTGTTCCTGATTCTTCAAAAATGCAAGAGGGTGGAATGTCACATTATCCTCATGTAGACAACATAGAAAAATCTAAAGAATTTCAAACACATAATTCAAAAATCTGCTCTTTTGTAGACTATGTGGATACGGTATTATGTAACACGGCGGAATCGGATTCGCTGTCATTTAACCAAAAACAAAATGATACAAAAGAATCTAATAATAATTTTCAAAATATTAAGAACAAAAATAGTTCTCTTGAATTTAATTTAGAACTAGACCCCAAAGATTTGTGTCCTTTATTGGAATTGGTAGACAAGACATTTTGCAAATCTGGTAAAGATGTAATGGTAGGAAAAGAAAATGTAGATCCAAAAGACTTATGCCCGCTTCTTGAGCTTATTGATACAAAATTGTGTTCTTAGGATATTTTTAATAATTTTTATATATTATATTATATAATACAAATAATATATAATATATAATAAATGAAAAGTTTGAAATCATCATCTATGTTTACAGCAAATAATTCAGTTGTATTAATAATTTTTGTTTTTATTTTTATTGCAGTTGGTATGTTTTTTCTTATAAAAAAAACAACTGAAAAGGAAAACCAAGATAAACTCGATAAACAGAGTAAGTTAATAGAGGAAAAAAATGAGTTAAATATACCACAAGTAAAAAATGTAGCATCAACTAGCGGTGTCAACAATATAAATAATAGTGAGAATCAAGATAAAAATGATTCATATAATACAGACTATAATACCGTAACCGAAACTTTCCGCGATGAAATAGGTTTATTTATTAAAAAAGATGAAACACGACCAGAAGTATATTCACATAATCCAGTATATATACCACCATTTAATACAGGTAAAGAAACAAGGTGTGTTACAAGACAGGTAAATCGTCCCGAGGAAACAAATAATGTTCAAAGTTGTTTAAACTCTGATTTAGTAAAAGTATCATCTGATGCATCTTATTAAAATTCAAAAGTATAAAATGTAATTAAAACAATTAAAATAGTTAAGACAATTAAAACAACATATAACATTTGATATAAAAACAATATCAAAAGTCATATAAAAATAATTTTAAAGATATATACAAGGTATTATATCCGAATCACAACAACACTACTTCTATGTCTACAACAAATAAAATAGCATTTATCACTGGTATAACCGGACAAGATGGATCATATTTAGCAGAATTATTATTATCAAAAAAATACATGGTTCATGGATTAATTCGTCGTTCATCTACCATAAACACGTCAAGAATCGATCATATCTTTAATAATAAAGATTTGAAGCTTCATTATGGTGATATTACTGATAGTTCATGTTTAGAAAAGATATTAAATTTAATTAAAAATAAATATCATGATATGTCGCGTTTAGAAGTATATAACTTGGCTGCTCAGTCTCATGTAAAAATATCATTTGAAATGCCGGAATATACTGCTGACACAGATGCTTTTGGAACCCTCAAGTTACTAGAAGCAATAAGAAATAACAACCTAGAAAATATTACAAGATTTTATCAGGCATCAACGAGTGAGTTATTTGGAAAAGTACAACAAACACCACAAAATGAGAATACACCATTTTATCCACGTTCGCCATATGGTGTAGCAAAGTTGTATGCTTATTGGATAGTTAAAAACTATCGCGAAGCATATAATATGTTTGCATGTAATGGAATCTTATTTAACCACAGCGGAGTAAGAAGGGGGCATAATTTTGTAGAAAGAAAAATAACACTAGGATTGGGTAAAATATTACGCGGTGAAACTGACCGACTTATTATGGGGAATATAGATGCGATGCGTGATATAGGGAATGCGGAAGACTATGTTGAGGGGATGTGGCGAATGCTGCAACATGATGTACCAGATGACTATGTATTATCAACGAATGAAACACATACGGTGCGAGAGATGATAGAGAAAGCATTTGGATTACGCGGTTTTAAAATAAAATGGGAGGGAGGCGGTATAAATGAGATTGGGTATAATGAAGTGACAGGTCAGGCGATGATTTTTATTAATGAAAAATATTATAGACCTGCTGAGGTTGATATATTATTGGGAGACTCTACAAAAGCGAGAACTATATTGGGGTGGAATCCGAAAACATCATTTGATGAATTAATAAAACTTATGGTGGATAATGATACAAAATATCTTATGTACGTATTGTAATGTATAACCTATAACAAATAATCTATAACCATGAATAAATATATAAATAATATTAAATAAATGAATATATATTTAATATTAACTAAAAATGAAAAAAATAAACGACGTAATTTGTACAAACGATGAATTTAAAACTCAGGATACTTATGATAAAAATATCGAAAAATTAGATATACACAACGACATTAAAAAGAAATTAAAATACTTTATTGAAATAAAGAAAATACCAAATATAATTTTTCACGGGGTTTCGGGGTGTGGTAAAAATACACTTGTAAATAATTTTATACATGATATTTATCATAATGATAAAGAAATGATAAAAAATTATGTAATGGAAGTAAACTGTGCACACGGTAAAGGTATAAAATTTATTAGGGAAGAGTTAAAATTTTTTGCAAAAACAAATATAAATTTAAAAGACGGTGAGATATTTAAAACAATTATTCTGTTAAATGCCGACAAGTTAACAATAGATGCACAGTCAGCATTACGTAGGTGCATTGAGTTATTTAGCCACTCTACTAGATTTTTTATAATTGTCGAAGATAAGTATAAGTTACTCAAACCCATTTTATCTAGATTTTGTGAAATATATGTACCTGAACCTATTATAAATGGTAAAGTAATAAATTTACACAATTATGCATTAGAAGAAATTTTCAATTTAGGGAAAATAGTAAAAAAGAAAAACGACAATCTTAAAAAGGATTTAAAACTGGATAAAAAGTATACGCTAAATGAACTTGTTAACATTTGTGTAAAATTATACGAAAATGGGTATAGTTGTTTAGATATTATTAGTTATATTAATACTAGTTCGCTACATGAAAGTAAAATATACGAGTTCATGATTATATTTAATAAGATAAAGAAGGATTTTAGAAATGAAAAATTACTAATGTTATTTATATTAAATTTCTTTCTTTTTCGTAGTGATTCCACTTTAGAAAATATTTCATTTATGTAAATGGACGACTTTTCTTTGAATAGTTTACAAGAATCTCGCAACGAGTGGTGTTCACGATTAATTACTGTTTTAACACCTTGTGTAATAGATGGCGTTAAGTCAATATTCGAAGAATCGTGGAAACTATGTCTGGAGAATGACGAGAAAACGAAATATTTAATGACGTTTCAAAATTTCCTTTCAAGGGTCCCAAAGTGGAATCCCAATATTATTTCACAAGAATGTTCTCGTATTAAAGAAAAAAGTAACTGTACATATATTTCCGACCTTATAACATGTGTTCATATCATTCAATTAAAAATGTTATCGTGTATGCGAGTTGGAACAAAACAAAAAAAGATTGATGTGAATGTCCCATCTTTAGAGGATTTTGTTCATCATGTATACATTAATGCTGCCCGTAAAATATATACAAATGTATATTTATTTGAGATGGGTATATCATCATTAAAGTCTCAAAAAAATTCAAGAGAGTTAGAGATTATTATTAAAGAATGTATTTTACAGACAATTCGTGAAACAATACCCGTAGAAGAACTATTGAAGTTGTACATGAATGAAACAGTAGAAAATGCAGTCGAGGTTCATGAAAGAGAAGAAATTATTTCACAAGAGCCTATTGTTGATAAACTGGTTGCTGGTAATATTTCTGAACCGGCTCCTATGTCGGCTAAACAACTTTCTGAAGAAGCCGAAACACTTTCGAAAATTAAAGCAGCATCTAGTGCTGCAATATATTCAGAGCCATCAGTTGATATGGGTTCTAGTTCATCCAGTGCATCAGGTGTAAGTTTTAATATGGATAATAACCAGGTAATACCTATTGAGAATATAAGTAGTGAAAATCGTGATGATTCGTCTAAAGATTTTGATGATGACTATGATGACGAAGATGATGACGAAGATGACGATAATATTAAACTAAGTATAGGAGATAATGTTGAGTTGAGCGTTGATCCATTCCCTAATGATGATGATGACAACGATAGTAATATTGATTTAAAAATAGAAGAAATTCCTCTTATTGATGACTTTTAAATATTAAATTAAAGTTATTATTAAGCGTTATTAAGGATTATTCGTAAAAACTTGTAATAGATTATTCCCTTATAAATTAAATGGACAACTTGTATGTTTCGGCTGGAATTGTTGCATGTATCTTTCTTTTAGCAAAATTTATAGAAATAAGATTTATTTCAAAACCAACTGATGATGAAGCCCCCGATTCAAAACCAATGAAGACAGCACTACGAGATGCTTTTATTGTTTTTATAAGTTACATTTTAGGGCATTTTATTGTTACGCAATTTAATGAGTCTCCTGTTATTTTGGGTTCTAAACCAGATGTATTTACAGGCGCACCCGGGTTTTAAATGTAATAGTGTGTATATAAGTAATAGTAAATATTATAATTACTTATATTCGAGAACTATCTACTCCATATAAGATGGCATTTTATCGATATTTATTATTCTATGAGTTGTTTTAACCTTCTTCTTAGGAAACTCATAATCAGCAAAAATAGGTTTCGCCAATTGTGCCTGAGGGGTATGATTATGAACGCTTCGCGCAATCATCTTATACAACTTAAAGTCGGGATAACGTTCCTCGCCATTCGCCTTATATAAAATGTTCTTATTTTGGTCATCAGTAACCCACTCCACTATCAACTTGGCCAAAGGCTCTTTTTTACATATTGCAGCAACACTATTCATGTCGTCAATAAAGTAATCAAAAATAGAACACCCTAAGCGACACAAATCAAAACTGAAATTTGGTTCTAAACGCGGCTTCTTATCATTAAAATAGGGTTCGCAGTTATACTGTGTAGCAGCATCGCCGGTAATACTGAAGCTGTCGCTACATATAACTTTGGATTTATATTTATAAATAGCACGACCAAAATCGATAATCTTAAAAATGCGATTATATGTAGGTACGCGATAGTATTTCTTATTAAAATGATAGTATATATATTCCTTTTCGGTGTATATGAACATTACATTATTTGTGTGAAGGTCATTGTGAGTAAATCCGAACAACTTTTGATATGTAATAAGAGTCATAATAATTTGCATAAGTGCTGACCTCCATTCATTTTCGGTCATCTCCTTTTCTTGCATCATAAGAGAGTCAAGAGTATTATCACATTTCTCCAACATAATTGCAGACACCGGGAAATTACTAATTACTGCCCACAATGTTTCATCATCATCATATTCGTCATCATCGTCGTCATTGTCATCACATTCGTCCTCTCCCTGACTGCCGTCTTCATCATCATTGTATTCTTCGTCACCGTGACTTCCCTCGTCATTATAAGAGTTATCAGAAATATTTTTTGACTTATATTTGCTTTTATCATTATTTTTTGATTTTTTATCTGATTTTTCTGCACCTAGACCTAGACCTAGACCTGTTTCATCGAGACATATAATATCATCAATATCACAGTCACTTCCTGAACCGTTGTCTGTTTGGCTATTACTTGTATAAGATGAACGAGAAGAACATGAACCAGATGTAAATGAGTCACTACTGTCGCTGTCATTGTTAACATGTGAATCCTTGTTTAATATAATACTGTCTGTTCCTTCAACTATATTTACAGCATCAGTGACTATATCATCTAGTTGCGATGTCAATGTAATCTCGTCGCATAACATACATGCACTAGATAATTCTTTATTATCAGAAGACATATTAAATATAGAACTTAGTTCAGTATTAATTTTATCAAAGTCTTCGTGGACAATAATATTATATGAGTTATCTGATTCCTGTATGTTTTCACTTTTGGCGATTATAATTTTTTCCTTTTTATTTCTTGTATTTTTTTGTTGTCTATGTACATAGTTTGAATGATTACTATCATTGTCATTGTCTATACTTTCATTATCATTATCATCTGAATATTCAATATCTTCAATATCAAAAAGAATATTCTTATTTTTATTAAAAAATGGGGTTTTATCTAAATAGTCTATATCGTCAATTACATTATAGTAAAAATCTTTTTTAATAGCATTGAAAGAACCATAGAAGTTAATACCATTAATAAAATCATGACAATTTAAAACTTGACTTGATAAGTATGAAAAAAAACCATCAACATATGCCGCGTTATTTCTATCATTTGCCTTTAAATGCCCCTTTTTTTCAAGTTTCGATAATATCGGAATATTCAAAACTTCCTCCTCTATATTTAAATTTTCATATTTGCCTGACATGTATTTAACCGGGTCTACTAAAGGGGAAAATTTAATAAAAATCGGTTTATGAAGAACTGTTAAAGATTCTGAAGTGCTTTTAAAGGCATCTACAACTGCGGCTTGTATATTATTTTTATCAACAACACCCGATAAAGCTGAGACATAAAAACGTTGATTCAAATTTATAGAGTTATAGTTCGTCTCATTTAAATTAAAATAGTTTTCATATATGGGAATGTAATTTTTAATATTTACTATACCAAGCTCAGATTCTTCTAAAGAAGTAAATAAATCACGAGTGTTAAGTTTTCTATAGTTTAACGAAAATGTGTTTTCTCCAAAAATAGGCTGATCGTCGCAAATATCCATCGTCGATTACTTAATTATTTAAATACATATTTTTATTATTTTTTAAACTAATAAAATATACTAAAAGCCTACTAAAAATCTATTAAAAATCTACTAAAATGTAAATATGCGTTTATAAAATTTATATTTTTTAATATATAGTATAAATAAGTAAATATATACATAATAAATGAGTGTAGGTTTAGAATTAGCAAAATTTGATATGAGGTCAATTAGTTTTAGACCCGATGAAAATAAAGGACCTGTTATTGTTCTTATCGGACGACGTGATACAGGTAAAAGTTTTTTAGTAAAAGACTTAATGTATTATCATCAAGATATTCCTATCGGGACAGTTATATCTGGTACAGAGGCAGGAAACGGTTTTTTTGGAGAGCATGTTCCTAAATTATTTATTCATGATGCTTACAATACGGCGATTATAGAAAATATTTTAAAACGACAAAAAGCCGTATTAAAACAGATGAAAAAGGAGATAGAATCTTATAAAAGAAGTACGATTGACCCTCGCACATTTGTTGTATTGGATGACTGTCTTTTTGACAATAAATGGACAAAAGATGTAATGATGCGTCTACTTTTCATGAACGGTCGTCATTGGAAGATCATGTTAGTAATTACTATGCAGTATCCTCTAGGTATTCCACCCAATTTGCGAACAAATATTGATTATGTTTTTATTCTGCGTGAACCATATATTGGAAATCGTAAAAGAATTTATGAAAACTATGCAGGTATGTTTCCAACATTTGAAAGTTTTTGTCAAGTTATGGACCAGTGTACGGAAAATTACGAATGCTTGGTAATTAATAATAATGCTAAGTCAAATAAATTGCATGACCAGATATTTTGGTATAAAGCGCAAACACATGGTCCGTTTAAATTGGGCGCAAAAGAATTCTGGGAGATGTCTAAAGATATTCATTCAGATGACGAGGAAGAACAGTATGACCCTGCAAATATTAAACGCAAAGGTCAGGGTCCAAAAATCAAAGTGAATAAAAACAAATGGTAATATATAAAACTCTAAAAAATTGATAAAAAAGATGTCATAATCTTTTTTTCGTTATCTTTTGATATGTTATTTGTATCAATATCATTGTTATCTAAGCTATGAACTGATCCGAGGCATACATTTGGAATATTAAAATAATTTGAAAGAAGTATAGTAACATAAATACTTTCTGAACCTATAAATAATTTATTAACATTATATTTTTCAACGGTATCATGCATTTCATATTTTAATTTTGTATTATCATAATTGTTTATAGTAACTGTATCATTGACTAGATACTTAGTTTTTACATATATATTAGTAGTTTCAATATAGTTCGGGAATTCTCTACTGTATTTATAATTTTTAAAATCGTTAGCTATAACAGCAGATGTTATTTGACAAATATTTTCAGATTTAAAATAGTTGCTGTATATAATAGATAAATCTACTATACATGATGGTTTTAATTTGGTAATAATATACTTTAGTTTTTCTAATAGATATTTTTTATTTTTGTATTTTCCAAAACTGCTTCTCGTCATAAAATAATAATTATCATCGTATACATAAATAACACCGTTTAATAATTTCATTTTTTTAGAATATTTCTTTATATTTCCAATAAAAAAACGAAAGTAATTTTCAATATGTAAGTTATCTATAATTATAAAAGCATTTTTAATATTTACTTCAAATTCTGCACTATCAAATTTACGAGAAAATGGTTTATTTTTACTATTTTCTATAAAATCTAATATCCACATATTTTCTGACAATTTTGCAGGTTTATGGGTAAAAATACTATTTATCCAATAATAATTTTTACCCTGTATTACTGAAGGAGACATAGTAACAATACTATCAATACCTAAAATATCTACTGAATATTTAACATTATTTATTTCTAATTGAACATATGTATGTATCAATTTTCCTGTATCATTTTCGAAATAATAATGATAACCATTTGGTGTTTTTTCATATACTGTATCTTTTGGAATTTTTTCAATTAAAAAATCTGCACTTTGTATTCCATCTTTTGTGTCTATATCTAATACTATATAATTATTCGGAATAAATCCGATAACATTTTTATTTTTAAACTCGCTCTTTATAGTTTCTTTTTTTAATTTTACATGTTTTAAAATATATTTTTTCTTTATTTCCTCGATATATAGAATATTATAATTTTTCACATTTAATCCCAAGTCGCGTAATTTATAAAAATCCGTTTTTAAATTATACATATATAATACATTTGATAGTGCCCTATATAATAGGTACAAGCATATAATAATAGCAGCTAAAATAAACAATAAACAAACTAAACGAATAAACACGTTACCAGAGTTAAATGATTTAAAATAATTACTTACTACATACTGTTTTACCTTTCTATTCATACCAATTAATAACAAAATATTATATATTAATGACATATAATATTTAACATATAATATTTAACATATAATATTTAATAGTTGATATCGCATTTTAATACTTTTTATTTTATTTTATTTTTTAATATTAGTTTTCAACATGCGTCAACTTTGACAAACCGTGGTCAGTGTTCTTATCAAGAACAACATTATCAGCTTCGAACATGCTCTTCTTAATATCGTCTACAGTTGCGTTCTCATCCAGTCCATCAAAGTTTGCAACATTTGAAATGCCGACCAACTCACCATCAGCATTAATCGTTTGCGTAAGTTTATTACCAGATTCCTCAGCTTTCTTCATATTCTCTTCAATGGCCTTCTGTCTAGCTTCACGCACACGTTTCTCAAACTCCTGTTTTGCAGTGTCTTCATTCTTCTTTTTGTCAGACATAAGTTGGTTAAGTGTCTCCTCCATATACTCGACGCGTCCAGTCTTATATGCCTCTGGATGAAATGGTACCCACATACCAACCTGTCCTACATAAATGTCATGATTCGGGTCAACTTCACGCAGCAATTTACAGCGAAGTTCTGCCTCGCCTTGTGTAGCAAAAACACCACGTACTTTAATACCTCGCGTAGACGTCTGAAACTCATGTTTCTCGCCGAATTTCTCCTCAAGTTCGTCCTCGTTGTTGTCCAAAAATGTTTTATAGTCGTCGCTAATTAGTGTTCCCGATGTTGCACGAATCGTCTCGCCCTCTTCCTTTGTAAATTCCTGGAAATCTGCAGTAAGTTTATCGAAAGAAAGAGAATACTTAAATGAGACGAAATTAAGAAACTGTGTAAATTTTTCCATGGACTTTTTATAATCCCACTGCTTCACAAACTGCTCAAAAAGAAATTGCTCCTTCTGTTTAATAATATGTTCCGGAGAAACGAATGAAAGACATACAAATTTTTGACCAGCAATCGGTTTATCTTCCTCCAAAAGATCGGCATATTTGGGATTTTCTTTTCCATCGGGCAAATATTTAGGAGTAACTCCCTTTGGTAAACTATTAGGTTGAGACATTATAAGTATAATTATAATATATATTTAAATAATAATTTTAAGTTAGTTTAACCATTTATTAATTTATGTAGTTTACATTTATTTTCATTATTAAATTAAAAATACATGTTTAATAATATATCAAATATCAAATATAAAATATAAAATATAAACTATAAAATATAAATATATCGAATATTATATAATATTTTTTTCTACATTATATTTATAATGTACGGAACACTTGATTTTAGTGAGCTTTTTAAGCGCTTTATTAAGTATATTATCGAAGGTCTTTGCGTCGCGATAGTTGCTTACTCTATACCATCTCGCACTCTTAAATTGGACGAAATTGCGTTGATTTCTCTTGTAGCTGCCGCCACCTTCGCTATTCTTGATGTTTATGTCCCCACTTTAGCCGTTTCTGCTAGAACAGGCGCTGGTTTCGGTATCGGTGCTAACCTTGTTGGCTTTCCCACCCCTCTGAAGCTTTAAACTTTAAATTTTAAATAAGATAAAGGCGATTATTTAAGGGTTGGTATTTATTATTTATTATTTAATATTCATTATTCATTATTTAAATAATAAATAACTATTACTTACATGTATAAAATATTATTCTGTCTTTAATATAACAATGGCTGATAGTAGTGATGATAGCGATACTGATGATAGTATTGGTAGTCGTAGGAGTAGGAGTAGGAGTCCACTAGAACAAATGGTAAAATTGGCGCAAATATTTATAATAAAAATAAATCCAGATAATTCTATTGCAAGTATTGCACCATGGGATGGAAAAGAACCAGGTATAAATGACAGGTTAGTTGCATATGGCGTTAAAATATCCGACAATACATACGACGCTTATATTCCTATTGACTTGAAAGCACATACAATTTTGAGTACACTGAAACAACATGAAAGTAATATTCGGACGGCATCACCTAAACGAGATTTTGAATATATGCGCTATGAACAACCTGTATACCCTGCAGACCCTGGAAGCAATATCTTTTGTTCTTATTTATATGGAAATCCGTTAAAGCGATTACCGCCGCCTTTACCAACCCTTAGTTTTAATATATTTGGCGCTAAAGAAACTGTTGAAGCCTCACTATTAGCTAATTTAATGAAAAATATAACAAGGTCTCATAGACCCGGATATAAAAATAAAATTTATGTATTAACAGAACGCAGTATTGGAGGTGCAGTTCAGCCCTGTACTTCTTCATGTTGGTATCTAGTAGATGGACCGGATGAATACCAAATAGGTAGTCCGTATATACAAGAAGTAAACATATTGGATACATCATTGTCTGAACCAGGTAATACCTTAAAAAAATATTGCATTCTTGATAGATTTCTAGTTGATGATGCATGTAGTTATTGTTTTGGGAGAGAGATAGGTAAATTCTCTGATAATCCATTTAAACGTCGAAAACTGGGAGATGGTCAAAAAGCAGGCAAAAGCCGTCGAAGACTAAAACGAAGATTTAAAAGAAAAACAATAAAACGAATAAATAAAAGAAAAACAATAAAACGAAGATTTAAAAAGAGATAAAACAAAAAAGATAAATTAATGGTTTAGCATTAATATAATATTTATAATATTTATAATATAAAATATTGTATTATTAATATAGTATATACATAATACGTAACATATAATACCAAATGTTAACATTAAACAAACTGTATTTAAATTTAAACTCTATTCAAATTTTATTTGTATCACTTCTTTTGGTATGCTTACTTATTAGTTTTTACATCAGCGTTGTTACATTATTTTCAAAAGATAATACACATAACCATATATTTTCTGCTTGGCAGTTTCCCATGTTACTTGCAATTTTTATTGATATTATTTATCATAGTGTAAAGTAAAAAATTCGTTTGTTAATATTATTGCGTAGGAATAAAAACCCAGTTTAATTCTTCGCAAATTTTCTTCCAAATATCATCTTGTTCAATTCGTTTTTCCTTATCTTTCAACATCGGAAAATAAGAAAGAAATTCGCTCTTCTCAAGAAGCTCACACAATTTATAAACTGTATAATAGTAATTCAAAAAATTCACACGGTCATCCGGGCAAAATTTCGCATAAGGTCCTTGTATCTCCATAAAAAGATTACACAATGTCTCTTCTAATTCTGGTGTCATAATCGGCGGCTTAATACCGAGTTTATCCTTAATAAATGGGATATGCTCATAGTATTTATTGTATCCTAATTTTTTGAGAACTTCTTTTGCTTTTGAATTTGTAAATTTCGAAAGAGGTATACGTTCTTTATTAAGTTGTTGCTTGATATTTTCGAGAACTTCTTCAGGAATTTGCGTAGTTTCTTTTGCTTGAAACTGAGCGAGGATTTCTTTAAAATGGTTAATTCTTTTGTAAGCATAAAAGCATGCTTCTTTGGGCGGTTCTTTATAAGATGGCTTCTCATTTTCAATAAGGTAGGTAACTTGTTTTGCACATACGTTACATACCATAATACCCTCATGTTCAACAGGAATCATTTCTCCTTTATTACATGATTGACATATATCGGTAGCGTAAATGTAGTCATTTATGTTAATAAAAGTCTGGTCAAGATTTGTAAAAAACTTTTGAACATTGTTGTCATTTGCACGAGTTAAAGCATTTTCATCAAATGTTTTGTCATTTACTTTAAAGAAGGAATTAAGGATAGTGGTTTTGTTTGTCCCATTTGTAATTTCTTTTTTATTTTCAAAGTAGTCGAAAATAAATCTGCTGTTATTCAAGTAATAGTCTTTAATTTTTTTCTTATTTTTATAAATTTCTTCTTTTATATCGTATAAAGAATCTTGTAACTCTATTTTTTCATTGACATCTGCTATAGTATCGGGATTATTTAATTTTGTCATTATTTCATTTTTTTTGCGAACTAATGTAGGTAAAACATCGCTGTTAATTAAGTTGAACTCTGATTGTAATTCGCGATGAACACTATCTAGCGTCATTATTCTTTTTTTGTCTACGAAAATTTTTTTATTTGTTTTATGTTTAAAAGATGGCATCTATATATATCTATTATATTGTTATAAGTATAACTTTTTTAATATATAATAATTAATAATTATATCTATTTTAGTATTTTTAATTATATAAATGATTAACTGAACGATTTTTTATTTTTTTATAGAAAGTTTGTCTCATTTTTCTTTTCGGTCGGTGTAATTTCAAATAGTTCCAAATAGTTCCAAATAAACTTCATCGTAATGTTTATATTATTTATATTATTTATATTTTTTATAATATAATATAAAATAAAATGACCGAAATGAGGTGTAAGTTAAAGACTGGTGACCTTCTTTTATGTGATGATCTTGAATATAAATCGTGGGGGTTACTTAGTTGGGTTATAAAATTTGCGACAAAGAGTGATTTTTCTCATGTTGGTATGATTGTAGTAGATCCAGAATTCACGAATGTTTCATTAAAGGGGACATATGTTTGGACATCAGGTATTTCTGATGTTCCGGATCCGGAAGATAATACAAAGAAATTTGGTGTTCAGTTTGTGCCGTATGATCATTTTATTAAAACATATGGTGGAAAAATATATGTTCGCAGAATAGAGTTTGAAAGTACAGAAGAATATAACAAAATATTTAACTATGAAAAGTTAAAAGAAATACATAAAGTTGTATATGATAAACCATATGATATGGTAGTTACAGATTGGATAGAAGCTTATTGTAAAAAGGACCCTCATCCTCAGAAAACATCTAGATTTTTTTGTAGTGCATTTATTGGATATATTTATACAAAGTTAAGCTTATTTGAAGAAGAGTTAGACTGGAGTATTCTTTACCCGAGTTATTTTTCTAGTGAAAATAAAACATTTTCTTTGAATCATAATGCAACCCTAACAAAAGAGCACCAAGTAGCAGGTTAAATTATATATAAAATTAAAATATAAAACTATAAAATTATAATGTTTAGGAATTTTTGTAGTGTGTAAATTGTAAATTGTAAATTACGAAATATGTAAATATGAATAATGTTAGGAATGCATTAATGTTTTCTCTATAAAAATAAAATAATGTTATCAAATAATTTAGACGTATGTACTAAAAGTGGTAAAACAGGTGATTTAGAAGAAAATGTAGATGATAAAACATGTAATATTAAATCTTGTTCGAATGTTTTAAAGACGAGTATAAATATAGAGTCATTAAATATTTTGAATATTAAGAGAGAAACATATTATAAAATGAAATTTATTATTAACACTTTAGAAAAAAACTGGGCTATAAAAAAAAGGAAAACTATATTTTATTTAAAAAATTTAGAAGATTCTACGACGGAGATTATAACAGAAGACTATTTAAATAAACGGATTATTCATAAAATATACAATAGTAGTAATAGTAACAACAATGGACAAGAGCAGAGGCAAAGTAGTACTCCTAGTAATTTAGAAATAATTAAAAAGAAGGAAGATATAATACCATTAAAGGAGGGAATTCATACATTAAAGCAGCTAATAGACAATGGTAAATTGGATATAAACAGTGAACAAAAAAATGATATTTACTTGATGATATTTTTGATGAATACTTTAGAAAATGGTTGGAGTATACGAAAGAAGAATGATAACTATGTTTTTAGGAAAAAGCATGAAAAACAAACGGAGATATACTCGGATGAATATTTAGTAAATTTTTTGAAGTCAAATATGAATAACATTATTTAGCGGTCTAACGATTTTATGATTTGGCGATTTTATGATTTCACGATTTAGTGATGTGTTGAATTTAGGAAAAATGTCAACCGATTTATTATATTAATTATTAATTATTAATTATTAATTATTAATTTATAAAAAGTTAATTAAGATTTTTTATAAAATTTTTTTCTTTAGCAATATTATAATAAACAAAAATGGCAGGAGGTCTTATGCAACTTGTAGCTTACGGCGCCCAAGATGTCTATCTTACGGGCAACCCTCAGATTACCTTTTGGAAGGTGTCTTACAAACGTCACACCAACTTCGCAATGGAGTCTATTGAGCAGACTTTTAACGGTCAGGCTGATTTTGGTCGTCGTGTAACCTGCACCATTTCTCGTAATGGTGATTTGGCTTACCGCACTTATCTTCAGGTTACTCTCCCCGAGATTAACCAATCCATGAAGGGCACTTCTCAGGACGGTGTTTATGCTCGTTGGCTCGATTTCCCCGGTGAGCAGCTTATCTCCCAGGTTGAGGTTGAGATCGGTGGTCAGCGCATTGATCGCCAGTATGGTGACTGGATGCACATCTGGAATAACCTCACTCTTCCCGTTGACCAGCAGCCCGGTTACTATGCTATGGTCGGCAACACCACCGAGTTGACTTTCATCACCGATCCTTCATTCAATGCCATCGATGGTCCCTGCCAAGCCAACGCCCCTCGTCAGGTTTGCGCTCCCCGCAATGCTCTCCCTGAGACTACCCTCTATGTACCCTTTCAGTTCTGGTACTGCCGTAACCCCGGTCTTGCCCTGCCCCTCATCGCTCTTCAGTATCACGAAGTCAAGATTAACCTTGATATTCGTCCCATTGATGAGTGCTTGTGGGCTGTCGGCTCTCTCAGCTGCGGCAGCACCAACAGTCCCAGCTCCCCCGCTGGTGGTCGTGTCAACACCGCCTACAACCAGTCTCTTGTCGCTGCCTCTCTCTATGTCGACTACGTCTTCTTGGACACTGATGAGCGCAGACGCATGGCCCAGAACCCCCACGAGTACCTTATTGAGCAGCTTCAGTTCACTGGCGATGAGTCTGTCGGTTCTTCTTCCAACAAGATCAAGCTCAACTTTAACCACCCTGTTAAGGAGCTCATTTGGGTTGTCCAGCCCGATCAGAACGTTGACTACTGTTCTTCTCTCGACTGCAACCAGCTTCTGTACAGGCTTCTCGGTGCCCAGCCCTTCAACTACACTGATGCTGTCGATGCTCTTCCCAACGCTATCCATGCTTTTGGTGGACAGGATGCTATTGCCCAGACTACTGGCTCATTCATCGATGGTTCTGGTCTCTTTAATGAGGCCGGCGCTATCGACGTCTCCAATGCTTACTGGTGGCAGCAGGGTCAGACTCAACTCCAGCCTGGCCAAGGCTATGATCAGACCAATATGGCCCCTGGTGTTGGCGAGCCTGCCTTCTTTCAGAACTCTGGTGTATCTGATGCCGGCACTTTCGTTCTTACCCAGACTTCTCTCCCCCTTCACTGCTGGGGTATGAACCCCGTCGTCACCGCTAAGCTCCAGCTTAACGGCCAGGATCGCTTCTCTGAGCGCGAAGGAACTTACTTCGACCTCGTCCAGCCTTACCAGCACCACACCCGCACTCCCGACACCGGTATCAATGTGTACTCTTTTGCGCTCCGGCCCGAAGAGCATCAACCAAGCGGATCGTGCAACTTCTCCCGCATTGACAATGCTACTCTTCAGCTTGTTCTCTCCAACGCTACCGTTGAGGGCACCAAGACTGCTAAGGTTCGTGTCTATGCTACCAATTACAACGTTCTCCGTATCATGAGTGGTATGGGAGGCCTTGAAGCTACATGCTTAGTTATGATGATGATCATACTAGCTGTGAACAAGGGCCGAAAAGCAGTATGCCATAGTAAAGTGAGCTCTTACTATGGAAAACCATTTATGTCCTCACCATCATCGTTATTGATGATTTGACTAACTGCTAGTGATTCCGACTTGTTGTCGTCGGAGTTGCAACACATCTTGTTGTTCGGGAAACCCCTTAGAGCTTTTTCTACCAAGCTTATCTCCGAAAGGAATAAGTGGCCAAGAGTAATGAACTTGGGTATGGTAATAATGAAAAAGATTGGGCAATCCGCATGCTTACTACCTAAAG